ATTCACGAGCTCGCCAAAGGCCGAACGAGAGGGGTTGGAGACGTTGTCGACGTTGCTCTCGTTGAGCTCGATCAGCGAGCCCTCGTCGTAGCCGCCCCGGATCAGCTTGAGCACGAATTTGCCGGTCGTACGCGAAACGTAGAGCGCACCGTCAATATGCCGGATGATCTCGCCCACAAAGGCGTCGATGCTGATCTGTTTGTCCCACAGAACCGAGATGCCCATGCCCTCTGCGTACAGCTGGTCGGCCGCTTCGGTGAAGGCCGTGTCGTCGATGTCGGCAGTAGAGTAGCCCATGCCCCAATCTTGATTAGTAAGGCATTCTCGGATGATGTGGGCTGGGTTCATATCGTACCACGAGCCAGCATAGACCTGGACCGTGACCGAGTAACCGCCGCTGTTGTCGCCAATGGGTGTGTCTGCAATGCCGATGTAGTATTGACCTGCACCAGACACGTTTGCGCCGTTGGGATAGGCGGCTTCCCAGGCGGCTCGTGCAGCAGCATAACCGTCGTGTGGGCCACCTGCACCAAAGGTGGTCACGGTCGAGGTCGACGGGCCTTTCACCACGTCCACATCGTGCTGGGAGCCGGTGTTACCGCCAGAAGCGGCCGGAACGCCCCACACCGAATAGGCCGTGAAAGCTCCAGCGTGGTTGGTATTAATATTGACCAAGTCGGTGACCGAATTCACCGTGAAGCTGTGGCCGTTGGCGCGTATTTCGTCTGCGCCGACCCCACCATCAGTCGTGGCGTCGATGTCAAAGTTGTAGGTGGCATAGGGCTCTGTCCCTGGTGGGATGACGAGAATTGCAGCTGTATCATCGTACCACTGCTCTGCGCCGTCCTGCGCCGTGTGTATGCGCTGCCCTCGTGCGCGCCAGGGCTTCAAGTACGGATTGTTGCCCATGTAGGTTTGCCGGAACACGAGCCCGACCACTCCCCGGTAGGCGGGGATGGCCGAACCGATCTTGGACAACAGGTAACTGTTCTTGGTTTGGGCGCTATCACCCATCTCGATGTCTATGGTACCAGAAACACCGCCCTCACGCGCCTCACCCCCGAAGAGCTCTTCACTGTCAACGGTGATCGACCCGCCAGTACCGAAGCCGGTCCAGGCGGTTCGCTCATCAACGGTGAGCCGTTCGACATGATCAATAGGACCATGGCAAAGCACCGCGTGCATGCCCACGTAGTGCTTGTAGCCGACGGTGACAGAACTACTCTTGCCGCCCACGGGCCACCTCCACTACAGCAAGAGCCATGGCGTCGCCAGTGGCTTCGAGCTCTTCGGCCGGGATGCCTTCGCTCAGGAACTTGTTCCAGTCCAGCCCATGCCGGGAGAAGAAGTCACGGGTGCCGCGCGAACACATGTGTGTCGCTCGGATGTCCTTCATGGTGACTATGACTGGCTCGCTCACTTCTTGCCACCCTTCTTCTTGATAGGCACGAGCCGGATGTCCCCGTACCACACGACGTTCGGCGCGTTCAGGTCCCTTGTTCCGAACAGCACCGGAATTTCGCGGCCGACCTCAGCAGTCGGGGCGGTGATCTCGTTGAGCCCAGGGGGCGGCGCAGTCTGCGGCTTGGGCATAAGCGCATACGAGAGCACCAAGGCACCGATGAAGACTGCAACGAGAAACCACATTCGATATTGCTCCTACACGATGCTCGAACCGCCCATTGGGTTCTTGCTTGGGATGTAGTCGAAGCCTCCATAGTTAAGGTCGTTTGAGAACTTGCTCTCGCACGTAGCATATGAGTGGTCACAGCCGGGGTAAATCGTCACGGCTAGACCGGCACCTGATATTGAGAAGGCCGTGGCCAGCGCGACCGAAACGCGGTTGAGGGTCAGTGAGCTCCCCGCGTGGTCGGCGATGTAGGAGAAGGTGCCGTCTGGGGCGGCCACCATGCCACCCGTGTAGTAGCCGTCGGCTTGGCTCGCCGCTTCTGGCACCGTCAGGGTGTTACCGCTGATGTCGTTCAGCGTTCCAGCCACCGCAAAGTCGACAGGGTCCAAGGTGCAGCCTCGACCGTAGAGAGCGTGTCGACAGCTTTTCTGGAACCGGGCTCGCAGCCCTGGGCGTCGCATGGACGTGTAAACGCTCTCGAACACCATCTTGAGGAAGGTCTTGTCGGGCTGGGTGTTGGTCAACCGCCCCTTCCAGATCACCTCGGTGGTCGACGCGCGCTTGCTGAACAAGGTGAGTGTGGTCACCTGTTCAGTGAAGTTGGTCATCAGCTGCTGAGCGAGCTCGTGGTCCAGCGCCAGGCGGACCTCAATGTTCGCCTTCGCCAAGTCGCTCTTCTGCTGGATACCGCCGCGCCCTATGGACGCAGCAAGGTACAGGTCGCCATCGTAGGGCTGGTCCTGGTCGCTGCTGGTGAGGTACCAACCGGCTTGCCCGACGTTGATCTTGTAGAGCTCGACGACATCGGTCATGCCGGGGTCTCCACCGTCGTGACGGCCACCTCACAGACGGTGCCGCCAATCCAGTTGATCTCAGCGCGATCAGTGTCCAGGCGGCACAGACAGAGGTAACTCACTCGCTTGATGTCCTCGGCATTGATGCCCAGGGAGGTGTCAAGCGTTAGCTGGGTGACCCCTCCCCCAGCGTCCAGGGTGGCAGTGATCTCACGAAACAGCCATCCGGCCGCCGTTTCAATCGCAATGTGCACCCGGCCGGTGGCGTTGGCGAGATAGGCGTTGTCCTCCACCGAGAGCGTGGTGGTCAAAGCGCCTGCGCTGGTCACCACGAAGTCGTTCTCGAATGACGGCTGCCAGAAGGTGCGGTAGCGTCCTGCACGGCGGTGGAGCCATTCACGAAGCTCCCACCCCTCAGCCGGGGTTTCTCCGATGGCCCGGTGGACCCGCGCGCGGCGGTTCTGAGCCCAGGGGGTGCGCCAGCTGACCAGACCCAATTCCTCGTCGTGCAGGTCGAAGGCGGTGCGCAGCGTGTCGTCTAGGAAGTCACCGTCGAGCAGCCCTTCCTCCGAATAGCTGTCCGCGCTCTGGTACTGCGTCGGAGCCGACACGGTCAATTCGAGGTTGTTCTCGACCGCGTAGTTGAGGCTCACGAGCGAGTTGTAGCCGTTGATCGAGCGCACCGGATCACGGGTCAGCCTGCCCCGGCGCAAGGGCATGAGGTAGGCGTTGGTGAAGGCGTCAGTCGTGCCGACCAGGTCGATGTTGGTGTTGCTGGTCACGCTGTCGATGGAGAGCACCTGGTAGGTGTCCGCATCTTGCCACAGGAGGATTTCGCCCCCATCGCGGAATTCTGAGTACCGGGTCTCGCAGGTGATGGAGCTCTGCCCCAAGGTGATGGCCCCGACGTGCTGCACTTGAGGCCAGACCGGAATGAGCCACGGCAGCTTGCGGCCGCCTTCGAGCAGGTTCTTCACACGCGGCTGCAGATGGGCCGGGACCGTGTAGGTCATGTCGAAGAACTGGCGCGGCGAAGTGCGCAGCTTGATCCGCTCTTCGGAGCCATCCTCGAAGATGTCGACGCTGGTCAGCCACTCAAGGGTCTCCCGGAGCGGGGCTTGGGGCCACAGGGGGAGCAGCTGGAAGTCTTCGGCTGCGTACACCTCGATCGTGAGCGACATGCCGCCGCTGTTGTCGCCAATCGGGCTGTCGAACAGGCCAACGTAGTAGGTCGTCGCGCCAGAGATGGTCGCGCCATTGGGGTAGGCCGTCTCCCAGGCCAGCCGGGCTGCCTCGTAGCCATCCCAGTCCGACCCAGCCGGGAAGTGGATGAGCGAATTGTTGGCACCTCGTACTACAGTGACACGGTGATTGGAGCCGGTCGACGGGCCGGTGTATTCGGGAACGCCCCAGGACGAGTAGGCAATGTAGGTGCCAGCGCGCCAGGTCTTGATCCGCACAAGGTCGTAGGGCGAATTGGTGGTGAAGCTGTAGCCGTTCGAGCGAATGGCAGACGCGGACGAGCCCCCGGCGCTCGTGCCGTCCAGATCGACGTTGTAGGTGGCGTAGGGGGTCGGCATGGTTAGGCCCCTCCTGCCGCGCGGCGCACCACCTCAGGGTTGTTATTGATGATGTTTACCACCGCGTCTTCGCCTTCCGGAGTGGCCAGGTATTCACCGACCAGCGCCGGGTCCAGCACGTTGATGATGCGCTGGTTGACCACCGGAGCAGCGGCCGGGCCGCCCCCATCGCCGAACGAGCCGGTGCCCTTGCGGACCTGATTGGGAGTGCGCACGTCGATCTGCTCCCCTGGGCTTGCCCGGAAAGCGACCACCTGGCTGTCAGGTCCACCGGAGCCGCCCACCTTCATCGAGCCACCCGTCATGAAGCTGGCGTTCTGGCTCAAGATGCCTGCCACGTTGGCAGCCGTGGCCGCGCCCACCGCTGCAGCCGCGATGAAGTTGAACGGGGGTGGGAAGGCGCTGAGGGCCTTTTGGACTGCTAGGTAGCCGTCGATGGTGGCCTGGGTGATGGCAGCCGCCTTGCCAATGGCAGCGAGCTCCTTGTTCTTCGACTTGCTGAGCCCAGCCAGGATGCCGAAGAAGTCGCGCTGCTTCTGCAGCCGCGCCTCCAGCATGGCGATCTCCACATTGTTGAGCGCCTGAGCCGCGCTCTGGGCGTCGATCAGGTTCGCATCCCGGAGTGCCTTGATCTGGTCGTAGTAGGTCTGGTACTGCGACAGCTGCGCATCGAGCGCCGACTGAGTGCCCTCGAAGAACTGACCGAGCTCGCTACCTCCAGCCAGCTGGCTAAAGGCGTCGGCAAGGGTGAAGCCCTGACCACTTTCGAGCAGGGCTTTGGCGTCAGCCACCTGGTCGATGAACGCCTGGCGCGCGCCGACCGTGGCACCAAGCAGATCATTCTGCCCCCGCATGGCCTCATTCTCTTCGAGCAGCAAGGTCAGCCACTCGCGCTCAGCATCGGTGAGCTCGCGACCCAGGTCACGCTGGATGCGCAGCAAGTCCGAGCGAATACTCTGCTCTCGGCCGGTCAGCTGCAGTAGCTCGTACTCATCGTTCAAGTCGCGAACGTAGTCTTCTAGGTACCGGGTGTCGCGCGCCGCATAGAGGGCGTCGAGCCGGGCATTGGCGAGCTCGCGCTCAGCGGTGGTGAGCTCCCGGTCAAGGTCTCGCTCCATGCGCAGGATGTCGGCACGGCGCTCGTGCTCCTGACCGCTGAACTGCAGCAGGTAGATTTCATCCTGCATGTCGCGGTTGTTGTCTCGCAGATAGCGGTTGTCCCGCGCCGCCTGGAGGGCGGTGATGCGCGCATTGGCGAGTGCGAGCTCAGACTGCGTCAGCTGGCGCTTCATCTGGTCTTCCAGCTGCCACAGCATCTGGCGGCGCTCGGCTTCCCGGTTGGACAAGCCCAGGAGCTCGATCTCGCGCTCAATGTCTCGCAGCCAGGTGTTCAGCGCCTCACGGGCCTTCTTCTCCGCATCGCTCAGGTCATTGGTCGACCGGGTGAGGTTCTGGGTCGCACCGTTGAGCTCCCCGACCGCATCACCCGCGCCTGCAGCGTTCTGCCGGGCCCGCTCCATCACCGCGTCGAGGGCGTTGCCAACATAGTCGGTGGAGAAGGCGTCATTGGCCGCCGCGCCGAAGTCGCGCGCGAATTGAGCCCCTGCATCGCTCGCCTTGGCACGGGGGATTTCCACGTTGAAGTTGTCCAGGAAACCACTCAGCGCGGCCCCTGCCTCGTCGTCGATCAGGCCCAGGCCGCCAGCGATCAAGCGCAGCGGCACCTGCCAGGCGTTGAGCAGCTTCTCGGCCGCCGCCGCCCCCAGGTTCACGACGCTGGTGAAGATAGCGTCCATGAAGCCGGGGAAGTTGTTCCACGCCAGCTGCACAGTGCGGAAGGCCAGCACCCAGAGGCCGATGTAGCCATTGATGGCGGTCTTGAGCACCTTGAGGATGAACGAGAACACCTCAGTGGCGGTCGTGCCAAGCGCGCGGAACAGGGCATTCACCGCACCCATCGCCGCGTCCCAGGCGGTTTGGAACAGGGCGACCACACCGGACACGCTCTCCCAGATCAGCTGCATCGCGGCCACAGCCACGTCTTTGAGCGACACGAGACCGTCTTCGGTCACCTTGATGTCGTCGCCGAAGGCGATGAAGAGCGTGATGAGCGCCGTGAGGGCAACCGCCAGCGCGCCCAGGGGGTTGCTGGCAATGGCGAGGGTGAGGCCCTGGAACGCACCCTGCAGGCCCTTCATGCTGATCGAGGTCAGCGCGGCCGCCACGCTGGTTGCGCCAAGGGCGCGCTCCAGCGCGATCATGGGACCGAGCACCCCGGCTACGGCGCTGGCGATCTGCCAGCCCGCGAAGGCCGCGCCGATGCCTATGACGAGCGGGATTATGTTGTCAAGGTTGTTGGCGAGCAGCAGGATGGTTTGCGCCAGCCCCTGGGCAATGCCGTTGGTGGTGACGAATTCGCCCCAGAGCTCGATCACCTTGTTGCGCAGCACGGTAAAGCTCTGGCCAATGGTCGGCACCGTCTGGGCAAAATTGCCATCGAGCTCTTCACGCGCTTGCTTGAAGGCGTCGAGCACGATCTCGGCAGTGATCTTGCCTTCCTGCCCCATCTGCCGGAGCTCGCCACGGGTGACCCCTAGCGACTTGGCAATCACGTCCGCCACAGCAGGCAGCTGTTCGAGCACAGACCGGAGCTCATCGCCTCGGAGCGCACCAGAGGCCAGGCCCTGGCTCAGCTGTATGATACCAGCTTCGGCTTCGGCCGCGCTGGCACCAGACAGTATGACCGCCTGATTGAGGCTCTCAGTGAACTGGAGAAGCTCTTCTTGCGACCGACCCAGGTCCTTGGCTGCGAGGCCGACACGAGCGTAGAGCTCGGCCGTGCCCTCATAGCTGCTTCGGGTACGGTTCGCTATGCCGAAGAGCTCGTCGGTCACACGCGCCAGGTTGGCCGTGTCGCTGGTGACAAGTCGGAGCCGGTTCTGCAGGTTGGTGTAGGTGTCAGCAAGGCGCACGAGCTCGCGCACTGCGAGCCCGCCGCCTATAAGGCCGAGAGCGCGGTTGAGGAGCGAGACCGCACCCTCGGCCCTCGTCGCGCCACCCCCGATGTCCTCAATGTTGCGTCGGACGGTACGGGAGCCTCGCTCGGAGACGATGATCTGAATGCGTTCAGTCGCCATCGAAGACCCTTCCGTTCTTCACCGCACCCACTGCCCTCGTGATAGCTGCTTGGACGAAGCCAGCCGGGGCCTGGGTCGATGAACCGTCGTTCAAGGGGCCGATATACGACACATTGTTCTGGATGTATATGTCCTGTCCAGACTTTCGTTGACCGATGCGCTCCTGGGCTTGCTGTAAGGCTCCTGAGGCGTTCGCGCCTTCACCTCGACCCAGACCTTCACCGGGGGCGTAGGGCTCGCGCTCGTCGGTGACGGGGGAGCCCAGGGAGACCTGCCAGTTGGACCGCGCGCGGCCGGTGTCGACCGGGGTCTCAAGCACGAGCTCCCGGTCGGCGACCAGTGCCACCTTTCGTACGATGCGGTTCACGCCTTCTTCGACCTGGCGGCCTCGGATGCGGATGCGCCGGGCGAAGTCCCCCAGACCGTTAGCCACCAGTAGCCGCCTTCGACTTGGCCAGCCGGTGCTTCAGATAGGCGTTGTCCAGCTGCCGAACATGGTAGTGGAGCATGTCACGCTGCTCCCCTTCTATGCCGTTCAGCTGAGCGTACTGCTCGATCGTGGTCCACGGTATCGGTCCTTCTCCATAGCCCAGAGGGCGGCAGCTGTCCAGGTCCCAGAACGCCCCCATGTAGAGCTCCAAGCCGAGCTCCAGGTCGGGGGCGTTCTGTATCCGGTCCGGCAGCGGCAGCTTGCGCGCCATGCAGTCCCGGATGATCCTTTGTTCTACCGGGTCCTGCTCCAGGAAATAGAGCAGGACCTCTGTTAGTTTTTTGCCTCGGCTTCCTGGACCGCCTGGCGGAACAGCGCCACCTTCTGGGCCTGCTCCTGGATGTCGGCGAACAGGTCGGGGAGCGCCTTGAAGGTCGCGGCGATGTTGTCAGCAGTCGCGGCCATCACGTCGCCATTGGGGCCTTCGATGCCTTCGACGAAGACCGTGTCGCCATCGGCTTCGGCCATGAGCTTGAGCGGCTGGACCGGCTTGCCCTTGGCGTCGGCCGCCACGCGCACCGACCACTTGATGACCACGGCTTCGGTATAGACCTCCCGGAGGATGGCCTTGCCGCGCTCGTTGTCGAGCGTTTCGGTCTGGATGGCGCGCTTGACCGACTTGGTCTTCGCTTCGAGCGTCCGCTCGAATTTCTTGTTGGCACCGCCTGCACGGGCGATGGTGACGATGAAGTCGCCGTAGTCCAGGTCGACACCAGTCTTCTCGAGATTGGTGTCGGTCTGGAACTGCTTGTACATGGACATGGGTGAAGCTCCTCAGCAACACGGGTTGTGGGGGCTCAACCCAGCCCCCGTGGGATTAGGCGTCTGCCAGGTCCGGCAGATAGTCGAAAAACACCATCATCATGGTGTAGTCGAGATTGGCGTCGATGGCCGCCGCCGTCGCTGCGTCCATGGCCACCGGAAGGGTGATGGCCTGATCCTGCTCGACGTTGGCCCGGCCGTCACCCAGGGAGATGAGCGGCAGGTCGACGATGAAGCCCGCGTTGTTCTTCACCGCTGCGAAGTCCAGCGTGACGTTCGAGTTGTTGCGCACCGCCGCCACAGCCGAGACGTTCGAGAAATAGGCGGTGATGTTGCCGCTCACCTGGAACGTGCCGACGATGATGTCGAAGCCGCCCAGGACACCGACCGCCTTGGCCGCCGATGCGTTGTTGTTGATGGCCACGCTGAGCTCGGTCACGAAGGCGAACAGCGGGGTCGGAGCCTCGTCCGTGTCGTCGACCAGGGCCATGCGCAGGCGGGTTACGTCCGAGCTCGTGTTGAAGGCGTCAGCCTCGTCCACGGCAGGGCGGGTGCCGCTCTTGACCCCGGTGGCTGCATCACGGGTCTCGTGGTCAAGCGCCACGAAGGCCAGGTCAGCCGTCACCTTGTCGGCGGTCGGGATGTTCATGGTGAACGTGTTGGGCACCGCGCCGGTCAGGTACTCCGACTGGATTTGCGACGGGTTGCTGTCGTCCGGAGCACCCAGGGTGCGCTCCAGCTGGTAGGTGCGGCGCTTGATCAGCGAGCCGGTCTCGTTCTTGAGCGCGCGGCCGGTGAACACGCGGATCGTGAGGGCGTCACCCGCATCGGTCTCGGTCACCATGTTGGCGTCGCTCTTGTCGAACGTGATGGCGTTTGCGGTGATCGAGCGGACCCGCTTCCAGCCGTTGTTTTCCTCGTTGGTGAACTGCTCGCTGGCGTTGTCGCCACCGATGAAGACCCATTCGCCTTCGACCAGGTCGAGCTCGGTCAGGTCCTTGACGGTGGAGGTCAGCGCCGGGAGCGCGCCGCTGGCGTCGATCTCCAGATCACCGGCCGCGCCCTCGAAGCCGACCACGACGAGCTTGCTGGTCGCCGGGGGCGATGCTTCGGCCACCAGGTCTTCGGCCACCGCGATCGAGGTGCTGGCAGTCACCGTGTCGACCAGCTTGAGGCCGTTGTTCTCGCTGTTAGTGAAGCCGCTGGCGAACACCAGGCTACCGACGTAGAAGCCGGTCGTGGTGGTGATTTCGTACTCGTCGTTGGTACCATCGACAGCCGGGATGTCAAGACTTTCGGCCTTGGCGCGGAAGTCGGCGAACATGAAGCCCTGCATGAGCTCCTGGAGGTTGGTCTGGGTGAAGTCGCTGTTGAAGCCACCCGCCGCTTCCAGGTCGGTCGTCACGCCCTTCTTGCGCTGGCGATTGGGGTTGATGGGGTTGCGGGCGACCATGCTGAGGTTGCCGCCGAAGTCATTGTAGCTGTTGGGCTCCAGGCCCTTCCAGACTGGCGAGCCGCCAAGCGTCTTCAGCGAGGCTTCTTCCGCATAGCGGAGCCCCGTGATATTGCTGTCGATCTTGTTCACCTGGGCCATTGTCTACCTCCTGAGCGCCTACTTGATCTCATGGTACTCGAAGTCCACGAGAACATTGACCTGATACCAGTCGCCATCCGGACCGATCTCTCGACTGCGCACGTCACGAAACCACGCGCCGCCTGCCGTCGACTGACCTTCATAGGCGTCCATGGCGATCTTAGTCAGAGGGTCCAGCGCGGACAAGCCATCTCCTACCGGAGCGTACAGCTGGATGAAGATCGTGCCTTCACGGCGGAAGCGGCGGTTGCCGATGGCCGCTGAGCCGCCGTCAGCATGGCGGATGGTGAACCGGGCCCAGGGGACGCGGGTGGTCGGGGGCTTGCCGCCGACGCCATCCCATAGCACCGCGCGCGGGCTCCACGCTGCAGCGAACAGGGCCGTCATCTCATCGCGGGCTTGTTCGGCGGTCAGGCTCATCGCGCCACCCCTATGAAGTAGAGCAGGGTCACGTCAGCCGGGCGCAGCTTCTCGACCCCGACAATGCGGTAGGGCTCGGTGCCGTCGACGAGCTCGTTCATGGACGAGTAGTCTTCGGTCTCCCCGTCAACCGGAGTGATGATGAAGATTTGCTCCGACCGCTTCACCAGGTCGTTGTCCTGGGTGGACATGCCCAGGGAGGTGGCGCTGGAAGGGGGCACAGCCACCCCGTAGGGCGTGGCAGAGGCAGCAGGAGCGGCCACCGGGTCGGTGTTGCCCCTCCAGGGCTTGCTGCCGTCTGAGGCGGTCGTGTTGAAGCGGCGCAGCGTCACCTGGCGGCCGTTGGCCTCCACAAGAGCGCGCGCCGTGACGGCTAGGGCTGCATAGTCAACCCCGGCCATCAGCGCACCGCACGAGCACCCCCACCCGTGACGTACTGGCTCAGGAGCCGGTCGGCGGCAGGGTAGGGCTTGAGGGAGCGGACCCCCATGGACGCGGCGAAGGTGGTCTCGGTCTCGATGGGGCCGACCTTCTGGCGGACCCCGCTGACCATCGCGCCGCTGGTGTCGGTCGACGGGTCGGGCATGAGCTCGCCACTGAGCGCGCGCAAGGCGTACTCAGCGGTGGCCTTCTTGAGATTGTCTGGGATGCCTTCGACCAGCTGGCCTGCAAGATCGTACAGCTGGGTGCGCGGAAAGCCCAGGGGCTGGCGCGGGTCCAGGAATTCAGGCTGACCCTTGAAGCGGTCGCCCCAGCGGGTCTCGATGTAGTCGGTGGCCTTGATGATGGCAGCCTGCTTCACCGCGTCGGTGCCGGTCCAGGCCGTCACCCCGCGATCAGTGAAGTAGTCGTCAGCGAACGCCACAGGGATGTAGGCGTTGGCGTCTTCGACCCCGGTGCCGTCCTCAACGGTGAATGCCATCGTGCGCCTCCTATGCCCCGGCCACCGGGCCGACCGCGTCAGCGGTGGCACCCTGGGAGCCATTGGCGTTGACCGCAATCACGGTGCAGTTGATGGAAGCGCCCTCGTCCTCAGCGACAAGGTCGTAGGTGGCTGCGTCGGCACCGCTGATCACAGCCCCATCGCGCCGCCACACGTAGCGGTAGGCGGTTGGGGTGTTGGACCAGGTGCCCTCATCCACGGTGAGGGTCTGACCCACCGTGGTCGTGCCGCTGATGGAAGGCGCTGCTGTGTTGGCAGGAGCTCCAGCAACGCGGCTGCGCCGCTGGACTCGTGCGTGGAACAGCGAGGCCTGGAGCCGCCCGGCCACCGCTCCACCAAGGGTGGCGAGCCGGGCCATGGGCTTACTCGCCAGTCTTCAGGGGCAGCTGCGGACGCGGCCGGTGACCGAAGCCGGTCTTGCGGGCCATCGAGCGGTCCAGCGCAGAGCGCGGGTCGAGCTTGTTGACGTCCAGGCCCTTGAGGATTTCCGCGCTGGCACCCGCGCGCTCGGCGCGCATCTGCGCCTGGCGCTTGATGAACGCCATGCGGTCTTCCATGTCCTGGTGCGGCCGCTTCTGGCTGTCGCGGATTTCGACCAGCCGGTCGTGTTCGGCCTGCACCTGGTCGACCACCTTCTTGGCAGCGTCAGCCTGCTCCTGGGCCTCAGCCAGCTTGGCCTTGGCCTCCAGCACAGCAGCTTCGGCCTCGTCGATGTCGGCCGGGAGCTCAGCGAGCTCGTCGTCCTCATCGTCGGCCGAGCCCTGCTCGTCCTGATCACCCTGCTCGTCGTCACCAGAGCCCTGCTCGTCGTCACCCTGGGCTTGGTCACCCTGGGGCGTCGGAGCCGCATCGTCGCCCTGACCGCTGGTGCTTTCGCCACCGTCGGCCTTCGGCGCTTCGAACACCGGATTGTCCTTGGTGAAGTGCGGGGCGGCGGCCGTCACGTCTTCACGCTTGAGGCCGCTGACGCCCTTGATGGCGTCGAGCCGGGGCAGACCGTCGTTGGTCCAGTGGTCATCGTTCTTGGGGTCCAGCTGCTGCAGGGCCTTGACGATAGCTGCGTTCTTGTCGCTCATGCGATGCTCCTCGCTCTGGTTTAGTCGTCACCCAGGACGATGAACGCCAGGTGCACCACCCCGGTTGCCGTGATGTCGCTCTCTTCACCGTCGGTCACCTCGTCTGCGTCGAGCAGGATGTTGAGGTTGAGCTCCAGCGAGCCGTCGGTGTTGTCGAGGATGGCACCCTGTTCGGTGGCTTCGGTCGAAGTACCGCGCGTCACAGGCGTGACCTCAGCCGTGGCCGGGCCAATGGCGGTGCTGGGGATGATGTTGTCATCGCCCGCGTCGCCAAGGTCGTTGTCAGCAGTCGGCGCGGTGCCAATGCCGAAGTCGCCCTGGAAGTCGGCGGTGAGGTTGGCGTCCGAGCCAGAACCGGCCAGCTGCAGGTAGGCAACAGCGCCCAGGAACAGCAGGTTGCCTTCCGGCAGACCGCCGATGGGGGCCGTACCGAAGATCACCGCGCCGGTTGCACCAGTGAAGGTGATGGTTTCGTTGATGGCGATCGACTGCTTGACGATCTCCTGGCGCTGCGCAGAGCCCCGGCTCAGCGAACGGGGAAGTCCCTTACTCATGTCTGCCTCCTGCTAGGGCTGTGCTCTTACGAGAGGGGCGGCGCACCGTCACTCACGTAAGAGGGGGCGGCCGAAGCCGCCCCGCTCCATTACGCTTCGCGGGTGATGAGCCGCGCGATCTTGATCTGCTTGCGCTCCGGGAAGACCCGCTGCCAGGAGCCCGCTGCGCCCAGGTTGTTGCTGGTCGCAGCGTTGGTCGGGCCACCGTTCGGGGCCGTGCCGGCATACTTGTTGCCGACCGGGTGGAGCGACCATTCGACGCGGTTGTAGAGCGTCTCGGCACCGCCGCCGTTGCCAGCGCCGGGAAGGCGATGGACCTCGGTCGGGATTTTCGGGGTGCCAACACCCAGGCGCACTGCGCCGGGGCCGAACAGCCAGGTCTCGTAGACGCCAGCGGCAGCCGGAACACCGTCGTCGACGATCACCTCGCGACCCAGGAAGGTCGGGATCATGACCTCCCCGCGCGCGTCGGGGATGAAGTCGATCAGGTTGTTCTTCTGCATGCGGTTGTAGACCACCGAGTGGACCATCAGCATGGTGAGGCCTTCCTGGCTGTCACCCATGGTGAGCGCAGCGTCCAGGAATGCTTCGGCCGAGAAGTCGGTCACCCCGGCGCTGTAAGATGCGCCGCTGATGTCGTTGGTCAGGTCGCCCTGCACGTGCTCGGTCCCTGCCGGGGCCGCGTCGTTGTCGGCGAAGATGCCCTTCATGGTCGCCACGAAGGCGGCCTGCAGGCGGCGCGTCCAGTAGTAGGCCACGCGGTCACCGATGGCACCGGCCGGGTCCGAGCCAGCCAGGGTGGCGGCAAGGTCGGCGGTCGACCAGCTGTTGTTGCGGCTGAGCCGGACAGCGATTTCGGTGTCGCTCTCGATCTTCTTCGGATCGGGATCGGCAACGCCGGACGTGTATTCGGCCGGGATGCTGTCGGTCGACGTGCGTTCCTCGTCGTCGTCGAGGTCACGCCACGACGGGACGTTGAAAGTGAGACCGCCGCCAGCGAGCAGCTGGTCGATGGCCGGGTCACGGACCATCGCGCCCGACTGGATCAGACGAGCCTTCTGCTCGGTCTGCTGCTGGACGTAGGGGGTGAAGATTTCGGGGACGACAACGTCCGCGATCTGAGTGATGGGTCCGTCGGCCATGGTAGGCTCCTTCTGGGTTCAGCTTCGATCTGTTAAATCGGAGCCGAGCCCCATGGTCGGCCTCCTTGGGAGACGGTTTGTCAGTGCCCCATGGACCAACGGACCCGCCTTTGATCAGCGTTCATAATCTCGTCCGAGAAGACGCGCAAGTCCCTTTGACTACGCCTTCTTCGGAGCGGGCTTCGGACCACCGATGCTGGTGCCAGCGGCCTTGGCCATCTGGTCAGCCTTCTGACGGTCCTGGTTCATGACGCGGCCCTGCTCGGTCATGTTCCAGTGGTCGTGCGACCACGGGTTGTTGGCGAAGCCACCGCCGCCACCGTTGCCGCCCTGGGCTCCACCACCCTGGCTGGCAGGCCACCAGTGCGGCCGCTTGGGCTGCATTTCGGTGAGCCACTGGTCGGGGCTGAGGCCGGGGGTCACGCCCACACCGTCCTTGGTGGTGACCGAGCCGTCTTCACCGACCTCGAACACGCGGTCTGCGAGCATGAGCACGTCGTCGATGGCGGTTTCGACCACCTTGCCCTTGAGCGCGGCCGACATCACATTGTCCTTGATGTCGCGGCTGCGGATGGTGTTCTGGAGCTCTTCGACCGTGGCCGTGGTCGCTTCGAGTTTGGTCTTCAGCTGGTCACGCTCGCGCTCGACCGGGCCAAGGGCCGTGCGGAGCCGCTTGTCAGCGAGCTCGGTGATCTTGTCCTCGTCGAGCTTGCCCTCGGCAGCTGCTTCGAGCTCCGGGTACTTGTCGAGCTTGGCGTGGACCTCTTCGGGGTCCAGGTCGTTGAACAGCGCCAGGCGATCCTTGGCCGCCTTGTGGTCGTTGCGCTCCTTGGTGAGCGCGCCGTTCAATCGGTCGATGTCCGCCTGCGTCTTGATGCCTTCAACGCCAGTGAGAACGTACTTGCCGTCCTTTTCAGCGTACAGGGGGCGGAAGGGCTCGTCGATCTCGTCGACGGTGTCGTGGACTACTTTGAGACCCATGTCTCATCCTTTCGTGTTCTCGGCCCATGCCGTAGGCTCCGGGGCCATCCTCGGAGCAAACCGGAACATGGTCGAGAAGCCCAGGGGAGGCAAGCGTGAAAGAAGGGCCCCCAGGTTTCCCTGAGAGCCCTCCTAGCACCCGTGCCAACGGAATGCTGCGACCCAAAGGCTCGTGCCCTCGGCTATGAAACTCGTGGGGACCTTCTGTTCCAAGGCCGTCCCCGGAGCCCGTGTCAAGCTGCCTTAGGCGGCGAGACGATGTGCCATTGCTGGCTCGTTGTCGTTGACATTTAGTCAGCTGTCCCGTCACGGTGGGCCAATCCGAGCCGCGTCCCTACCTCAGCCTACACAGTCGATCCTGGTTCAGGCCCATCATCAACCCTCAGTCCCGCCTTGCCAGGCCCCCATCCGGGGAAGGGCTATCCAGCGAGCCGTCCGGCTCGACTGAGGGCTGGTGGTGGACCTGGCGGGTACTGCCCCCGCGTCCTGTGCATCCATCAGCGGGCCGAATTACGGCCGTGCATCCTGGGTGCCTCAAGGGAAGCACCCAGGCAATCGGTTTAGAGGGCCACCACCTTGCAGCGGTTCAGCTGTGTCTCCTGGGCCCCGTTGTAGTCGCTGTGGCGCTTCACCGTCCCGTCCAACTTGCACTGCTGACCGTTCTGGAGGCCGGTGCCGCTGGCGGTAAACCAGGTGTACATGTTCCCAGCCTCGTCGCGGAACTTGACCAGGACCATGTCGCCCCAATCGCTGCTGATCGAGCGGCTGAGCTCCTGGGTCACGATGAGGCCCTTGAGGCGCTCGCCCACCTGACCCTGCCAGCGGCTGTTGGCGTCGACCTTCTTGGCCTTGGCGCGCTCGACTTCACGCTCCATGGCGCGCTCGTAGGAGGCCACCGCGCTGCAGACGAAGCCAGCCCGCTTCATCTCAGTGAGCTCGGTCGAGCAGAGCACCTGGAGGTTGTGGCCGTAGTCGCCCGTACCAGCGCCGCCTTCGGCTGCCCACTGGACGACGCGCTCTGCGAGCTCCCAATCGGCCTCGGTCACTGCCTTGGCGAGCTCGTCCATGCGCGCCTTGCGGTCACGATTGTAGTCTTTGCCGATATCCATCGGCGGCCACAGCACGTCGGTCACATGGTCGCGGGTGGAGGTGATCTCCTGAGCCATCGCCTGGGCCTTGGAAGCCCAGCCGCGAAGGCGGATGCAGGCCGAGCTCAGGGCAACAACCTCAACGGTCGGGGCAAAACCGCCCCAGCCGCTGCCACCCCATTCGCTCTCGCTGTCCCGGATGGCCTTGAAGAAGGCGAACCGCTGAGCGACCTGGCTGGGGTCGCAGTAGCCGAGAAAGTCCTTGAGGCAGGTACGGCCGACCTGGACCTCTTCGCCAGTCTCAGTGTTGCGGAGCACGAAGGTCTCGTTCCGCTGGCGGTCGGTGCGGCAATGCTCACACGAGCTCTTGGTGGTGCGGAAGCGGCGGTCGACGGTACGGCCGGGGATAATGTCGACGATGTTGCCGCCCTGGGTGTGCTCGATCTTGGCGAGAAACTCGTACGGGCCGACCTGGGGTGCGCTGCCTTCGATCGTGACCGGCACCCGCCAAGGGCCCAGCACCTCAACCTTGCGGCCGTCGAAACGGGTGCGGGTCTCGCGCTCCTGGAAAGGCTCGCCGAAGCTGTAGCTCACATCCGGGTTGCCGTAGCGGGTGGCCTTGCGGACCAGCTTGTCGAGCTCCTTGCGGGCTTCGGCCATGCGGTCCTGCAGGATGAGGATGGTCTGGGGGCCAGTGGTGGCCTCGTATTCTTCGCGCTCAGCGGCCATCTCGGCCTCAAGGGCTTCACGGTCGTCGAGGGCGATTAGGCCGGGAGCGATCTGGGTAGGCATGAGACAATCTCCTTTTCTGGAGACCGGCATGCCTCAGGCCAGCGCAAAAGACAAGCCCCTACTTGATCACTTTGCAGAAAAACGGCAGCACGTAGAAGTGCCCCGGCATGCCCACCTTCATCTTGCGCTCGTTGATGAGCTCCACGAAGCGGGTGCGCTGCTCCGGGCTGAGGTGCTGGAAGTAGAACTTGGCATGGGTCGTCGCCATGCGCGGCTCGACCTTCACCCAATGGCCGTCTGGCCAGTTGGCCTGCTGCCAAGGGTCCAGCGGGAGCTCGGCACGGTTTTCCGGGGTGATCTCCACCCAGCCTTCACCCTGCTACGGAAAGTTGGCCGACGAGTAGATGGTCGGCGCTCCCACACCTGGGTCTGGCACGTCGAGGTAGGCCTTGTAGCTCTTGTCAGTTGGCCCAATCTCCACGCCTGCTTCGGCCGCCTTCATGAACTCGTCAGGGTGCAAGCTCCCACAGTAGCCGCACACCAGGTGGCCGTCCCTGGGCTTCCACTCGGTCTCCCCGTTCATGAGCGGTTTGAAAGGGCTGTCGGGCCCTCCACCATTCTCGATGGCGCGGGGGCAGAAGAACTTGTCGCTCACAGGAAGTCCTCAGGATCAAGGCCAGCGGCCCGGAAGGCGTCGGCGTGTTGCTTGGCCAGTTGGCCCAGGGGGATTTCATCACCGGCACGGTTGACGAAGCGGTCCAGGGTCAATCCGCCCTTGCGGAACAGCTTGGCACGGGTCGTCCCCAGCACGTCGTCCTGGAAGCTCGCGCTCTGGCGAGTGAGCCACTGCTGGTAGGTCGTCTTGCCAGGCACCCGGCCGGTCAGGTCCCTGATGCGGGTGCGAGCGAACTGGTCGTAGGCGGTCTTGGTGCCATGGGGCAGGTTCGCGCGCTTGGTGGGCGCGGGGAAGCCATTCTTGGCGCTGAACTCCCTCAGCAGCTGGCGTTCGGTGACCGGCTTGGCAGGCCTGGAGCCCAGGGCGTCACCGTCGATGACCGGCACTCGTAGGGAGCGGCAGTTGAAGTGCAACGGGGGCAGCGGCCCCTTGCCGACCGGGAACCGCTTGCCGTCATTAGAGCGGCACACAGGAGTGGTGCGAGCATCGAGCGTGGCAACGTACTGCTCCTCATCGAACAGGTCGGCATTGGCGTTCAGGAATTCCCGACGCGCCTGATTGGAGATGTGGTTGACCGCCGTGCGAGTGATGGCCTCAGCGTTGCGGCGGGTGATCTGCGTCACCCCGTCGACCCCGCGCAAGGCAGCCGAGCCGACCACGCGGCGCGCGATCTGCTGGGAGCTCTCGCCCTGGACCATGCCCACTCGTACTGCGTTCTCGATGCGGCGCAGGTCTTCGCTGGCGATCGAGCTCGCCCACTCGCGCAAGGTGCGGCCCTCGAAGGGGTTGGTCTTCACGATCGACTTGAGCAGGTTGGCGCTCGGCAGCGCCAGGTCCAGCACCACCGGGGCTACCGTCTTGGTGACCGCCGCCATCAGCACCGGCTCGTTGGTGGCCAGGTCCTGGAGCTCTTCGAGCCACGCCTCAGTGACCTGGCTCCAGGCGGTGAGGCGGGTCTTGCGGATGGCCGCCAGCGTGGCCTCCATGCGGCGCACAGAGGCCGGGGTGTCCAGGCCATTCGTCCCAGCGAGCCGGGCAATGATCTTGTCCTTGATGTCCTGTTCGGTAGCGTCCAGCAGCCGGTAGATGCGGTTGCGGATCGACCCGCTCATCCGGAGCAGGTAAATCTGGTGCCGCACTAGGGCGTCGAAGAGCTCTTCATTGACCGTGGCCATCAGTGCCTCGTTGCCGTGTAATCCGCCAGCTGGGCGGCGGCCCACATCCCGTCAGGGGTGGGCGTGGTGATGAAGACCGCGTCGTCAGGCTCGTCCACTTCGTCACCGTCCTCGTCGTGCAAGGTGATCGGGCTCGTCGTCCCGTCGCTCCACATTCCCAGCCGCTGGCTGAGGTTGATAGCGACCAGGTCGGGAGGCTCTGGGCAGGTGGAGGTGGGTGAGACGGGAGCGTTCATGGCTTACCCCGCTCACCGCGCGCTGCCCCCGGCCGGTTGCTGACCGGGCGGGGTGTCATCATCCTCTTCATCGTCGTCCTGGGCTCCTTGTTCCAGGGCGTTCTGTTCGAGCTCGAATTGGCGATCGGTGTTGGCCTGACTGGAGCCGGTGAGGGGCTCTTCGCTCTCGATCTCGTCGATTTCGGCCTCGTACTCCAGCTGGGTAAGGCCACGGTCCTGCATCAGGGCGTGGACGCTCTTGCGGCTGATCGGCGCGCCAAGGTTCTTGGAGGTCATGAGCTCGACCAGCGACTTGGTGTCGAAGCTGCTGTCGGCGAATTCGAGGTTCGGCTGAACGCTGACCTCGTCAGGGTTGGCACCGACCCAGACCGCAGCGGTCTTGAGCAGGCGCTCCAGGCCCATGGCTCCGGACAAGGCGATCGTGGTGAGGCTGGCCACGGCGGCCGCCACACGGGTCTGCAGAGCATCCCCGCTCTCGATCTGCTTGGACTTGGCGGTGGCCAGGCGGCCTGCCACCTGGGCAGCCTCGCTCCGGTCGTTCTCGATGGCCTGACGCTGCTCACCAAGACCATCGGCCGACACACCAATGTACTTGGCGTCGCCACCAATGGGCACGTCGATGATAGCACCCGCGCCTACCCGCTGCTCGTTGTCGTCATCGACGAAGCCGATGCGGACGAGCGTGTCCTGGCCCTGCATGAACAGGTTCTGGCGGTAGTCGGCTTCACCCCGGTAGATGGCATAGCAGACCCGTGCGAGGCCCAGGAGGGGCGGGTCGTCGGGGCTGGAGACCGTGTCCTTGGTGTTGATGAACTCGAACGGGATGCGGTCGAGCTTGCGGCCCCGGATGCTGGGCTCCAGCAGCTGCCCCTCGTTGAAGGTCAGTGTGTCGTCTTCGGTGAACAGGCCCTGCCGGTAGGTCCCTGCTGCCTCGTTGGCCAGAGCGTCACCCAGCACGAGCGCGCGGTACTGCTCCTTGTACTCCCAGTCGAAGTCAGCCTTGCGTTTGAACTCGCTCTCGTCGAGCACCACCAGGTTGAGCACCGGCCGGTCCAGCTGCTGCTTGGAGCCGTCATCCCAGTTGATGATCGTCTCAGCACGGTACAGCGCGATGTAGGGAAGCGGCCGCGCCGGGTCAGGGTTGCGGGGCAGGTCCAACATGAGCCCCACACGGCCGGTCACCAGCTGCTGCTCGTTGATGCGGCGCAAGAGGTGCTCGATGGGGTCGCCATTGGCGTCGGCGCTCTCCCGGAGCGGCTCCAGCGCGGCCGGGAGCTCGATGGTCGGCTTGCGGCTGTGCATCATGCCGATGAAGTGCTCGACCGCCAGGCTGACGAAGTCGGGGAACACAGCGCGCTTGAGGTAGGCTTGGTAGGCCTTGTACCCCAGCTGATTGGCGTTGTCCATCCCGTCAGCGATCATGCCGCTCGTCGGCGGCAGGTGGACCTGGCCTCGGCTCTTGACCACACGCTCGCCACGGTAGGCGTCGCGGCAGTCGCGCCAGTCGTCGCTGAATTCCCCGTATTGTGGATGCTTGCTGTTCAGCGCCATGGGCCCGTCCTTTCTCGTCCTTCATGCCCCGCCCCAGGCGGGTCGACAATCAGTGGTGACCAGCCGTCACCCGGCTGCTGCCGGTGCGGATGGCCATGTTGCGGACGCGGTACCGCGTCTCGTCGGCGATGTGGTCTTCAGCGTCGGTGTCAATGTCGTCCATGTCTTTCTCATCGCGGGGTAGCGAGGGCACCGTGCGGACGAATTGCTGGCAGGCGTCGAAGATGAACAGGCCTGGGCGCTCGCGCGGCCCGTCGACCGGCTTCACCGCGTTCTGGAAGGCCATGCGCATCTGCTCCCAGCCGTTCTTGCGGGAGCCGGGGCGCTTGTCGGCCTTGAGCCACTGAACGCCCTTGTACTCCCGGCCGTCAGCCAGGCGCACTTTGCGAGCCATGTCGACCGCGATGCAGTTGCCGTTCTCGGTGTCGAAGATCGAGCTATCCGCCACCCCGGCATGGACGCGGCTCCGGGTCTGGTCGCGCCAGCCCCATCGGACCTCTCGCTCCACGATGCCCTTGGCGATGTCGCTGGCCAGCATCTTGAGGCCCTCGTTCGGCTTGCCAGTCCACCCGTACCACTCGGCACAGCGGAACAGGTCGCCGCGCACCGTCGAGCGCCAGCTGCCGTCGGGCATGCGCACGTCTGAGCCGTCGCTGGTCGCCCACCACCCCACTGAGAAAGGCTTGGACGAGCCCCAGTCAAAGCTCCGGTCGATGCGCCAGTTGGCTGGGATGACGAAACGCGGCACCAGGTGGATGCGCGGCTTCCACACGTCGCCGAACATGCCGCCAGCGACGATGTCCCACGAGCCCTCCAGCCAGGCGGCTGCCATAGCCGGGTTGGCCGCTGAGGCGATGATCGTCGACTTGTAGTGAGGGTCGGCCGCCAAGAGCAGCTTGTTCTCGTCGATGTGGCCATGGATAGCCGTGCGGGTCGGCTCGGCATTGCCCTCAGCATCAGTGCAGTCGGTCTGCCGTACGATGTACTTCCAGCGGTAGGCGAGCTTGAACCGCTCCTTGACCCAGCTGTGACCGACGCCATACGGGTTGGTGGTTGCACGCACCATGCGCGGCACCCCCGGCTTGGAGGTTCGGCAGCAAGAGAACATCGACTTGTAGCACTCGTCAGTTGGCCAGTTGGTGAGCTCTTCCCAGCCGATGAACGGGTACTCGTGGCCGTGGTAATTCCAGTAGTCGGTCGGCTTCGCCATGTGGCGTAGCAGCAGGACCTCTCCGGTAGGCCACTCCCACATCATCTTGGTGCGGTTGAACTTGGCTCCGGGGAACATCTGCCGAAACCACTTCTCGCTCTTGGCCTGAACGTCCGCCAGCTGAGGGTAGGTCTGTCGAAAGATGATCCCGCGCCAGGCTACCCCATGCCCTTGACCAACGTGCTTGGCGAAGCTCATCAGCAGAGTGTCGGTCTTACCGGGGCCGCGTGTGCCGTGGTACAGCGTCTCGAAGTCGGGGCACATGAGGTACAGCCGCTGGCTGCCCTCCTGGGCTTCCCAGATGATCTCCCGGCCGTCGACCGTTCGCCGGGTCGGGACCTTGGCCTCTTGGGCAGCGGCCTCTGCGTACCGCTTGTCGTATTCCTCCTGCTCCTCAGGAGTGGGGGCATAGGTGCTCACTGAGCAGCCTCAGGCGGATCGGGCTGCACCGTGTTGGCGTTGTTGCCCTCAACGATCTTGGCCCACTCGTCGGGGGCCGCGTTGGCAGGGACCACCAGCACACCACCGCCACCCTTGATGTCGACCTCGCTGCGCTCCTTGAAGCCGGGCTCGACGCGGCGCGCCTCCATGGCGATCAGGTTGATGGGGTAGACCCGCTTGTGAGCGATGACCTCGTCCCGGTCCTTGCCGCCGATGATCGGCTCTTCAACGCCCTCATACACGAGCTCGTCCCAGTGCTCCATGAAGCGAGCCTGGTACTTGTCGAGGGCTTCCTCCATCGCCTCAGCGAACTCAGGGTCATTCTCAGCATGCTGGGCCACGGTCTGCCGGGTCACCCCGGCCGCCATGCATGCGCGGCTCTTGAAGCCAGTCTGCGCCAGGACGGTCAGGTAGCGGTCCTTGGCCGCATCGTCGAATTTGATCTTCGCAGCCTGCAGCCGGGTCCGCCACGTGGACTGGTCGGCGCGCTTGGCGTGTCGGGCGGCCGTCTTCGGCCGGTTCTTGCTGGGAGCAGCCATCTGCCTCGTTCCTCTTTGCCCCGGCCAGGCCATCCTGGCCCTCGCACCCATGCGCGAAGGGACCTGTCAGTTGTGTCACTGAGACAGATTTTCCGCAAGGGGCTTAATGCCCAGGCGCGCTCGACTGCTCGACGTTGCTCGACATGGTTCTCAAGCCCAGGGGCAGGTCAAGCGCCGTAAGGCCCCGCAATCGCAGGGCTATATCTACTTACTCTACTTACTCTACTAGAGAGAGAAGAGAGTAGAGTACTACAACCTTAGCGCCTCCTGCCGCAATTCCCTAGCGAACCGGAAACCAGTCGAGCAGGTCGAAAAGTCGAGCAGGTGACCCCTAACCCCTTGGGCTTGTGAACGAATACCGCGCTCGACTTCGCTACTCGACGTTAAGCTGCTCGACCTCTGGGCTTGGTGAGGGCCGCCCTTCGGCGATCGTAGGCTCCCAACGAGCTCTTGAGCTCTGCCCAAGCGACCTCGACCTCAGCCGGTGGGACATCAGCACGGGGCTCCAGCCTCTGCTCATCGCTGGAGCTCGTGTAGGCACGTACCAAAGCCCAGGCAGCTTGCGCCAGCCGGTCGTTGACGACGCGGCTCACTTCCCCTGCTCCTTGCGCCAGGCAGCGAACCGAGCTTCGAGCTCGTCCTCACGTGCAGTGGCCTCAGCCACCTGCTGATCGGTCATGCCCCTGTAGCCTACCACACCGATGCGACGGCATTCAGCCGTCCGGTAATAGCTCTCAGGGTTGCTGCAGACCCGGTGAACGATTGCAGTCTCGCCGCGCCGCTCTTGGTACGTGAACCTGTGTCCCCTGAGGATGGGGTTTCCGCAGTCGTAACAGATGCGAGCAGGCTTGGGCGGATCAGCCGGGTCCTTGATGATCTGCTTGCAGCAGGGGCAACGCTTGACAGTCACCACTGCGCCCCCGTCACTTGCGGCAGGTAATACCGCTGCACGAGCTCGTCGACCAGCGCCGGGTCGGTGCGCTCAGGCAGGTTGGACTGGAAGCCGTTGACCTCTTCGACCAGAGCCTCCAGCAGTGGCGACACGTCCTGGTAGCTGCGCTTGCCCTGCTTGATCTCCAGGAGCTCGGCTGCATCCGGCCGGGGGAAGGTGATCGTGTGCGAGCGCAAGAGCTCCAGCGCCTGGCGCGCCACCCGCACAGCGTGGCTGATAGCCTTCCAGTCGATGCCCTCGTTGGTCATTGCGGCGCGGGCCCGCTCGCCATAATTCTCCCACACGGTGCGGTAGACCTTGACGGCTTCACCGATATGAGAGGTCATCGGCATTTTGCGGTCACAGCATTCGATGTGCCAGCACTCCCGGCCGTCGGGATGTGGGATGTTGACAAAGTCCATGTGCTCGTTAGCTGCAGCGAGCTCGCGCAACATTGGCTCGACCGTGCCGAGCTTGTCGCTCCAGGTGAGCGGCTCCAGTGCGTCGATGAGCACCTTCACCGCTGCCATCCGGGAACCCTTCACCCCGTACTTGGCCGCCTGGCGCTGGCAGTAGCCGACGAAGCCCTTGGCCTGCCGGTTCAGGACCTTCACCGCTTGCGCCTGGATGAGCGGCCACAGCGGGTCCATGTCGACGATGGCCCAGGGTGGCGCGAAGAGAATTTCGGTCGCGACCGTGTCGCCCTTGGCGAGCATGCCGAGAAACTTGGCCAGGCTGTAAGACTGATTGTCCACCGCGTCGGCCGTGTTCTTGGTGCCCTCCTTGGCGACCACGTTGCGCTCGATCACGTCCTCAGGCCGACCGAGCACGATGCCTAGGCCGCTCGGCAGGTGGACGCCCTTGAGGTCGGTGTCGCTGGAGGGCGTGGAGGTGCCGTACAGGTGCGAGCCATGCTGGATGGTGACCAGCTGGCGCGTCGGCCGAAGGCAGCCGCCCTTGATGCTGTTCTCGATGGCGTTGATCAGCCCTTCGGTGCAATCGGTGCACTCACAGGGGCTGGAACTCCCTTCCGGCTTGTGGAACATCTGCTCGTACTCAGGCCCAGCGCAGCTGCAGCCGCGCCTCCATTCAGCGATCATTTCAAGCGGGGTCATCGGCGGTCTCCTTGTAGCGGTCGGGAATGATTGCCCATGCACGGTCCCACAGGCCTTGGTCGCCCTGCCTCATCACTTGCAGGATGGCGGCCTTCTCCCTCAGGTACACCTTGGCAAAGTCTGGGTCGAGCGAGACGATCGTCTTGCTGTTGCTGATCAGGTCAGCCAGCTTGACGGTCTGAGCGGCCGGGGAGATTTGCGCCAGCCGACCCCGTTCAGCGGCCTTGCGCGCCTTGCGGTTGCCAGGCCAGTCAGGCTCGGTAAGCTCGTCGACCAGCTTTGCAACGGTCGGGCCGAAGTGGGCTTCCACCTCCTGCAGCGTGACCTCGGTGTCCTCCACCACGTCGTGGAGCACAGCGGCGGTGAGCATGAACTGGTCGTACTCCACTGCCTCGGTCACCGTCATCATCACGTCGATGGGGTGGACAATGTAGGGCTCCCCGGTGTACTTGCGTACCTGGCGAGCCAGCGAGTGGGCCTTGGCAGCGAAGGCTACCGCGTCGTGGACCCTTCCGGAGAGCTCGATCATCACAACAGCCCCACCGACTTGAGCTCAGCCCGCGCCTGGCTCACGTTGACCGCGCGGCCCTCGGCCCAAGGCTTGAACTCCCGGTCCACCTCAGCGTCGACCTCAAGCAGCATCGCCTTGATAGCCTCCTGCTTGCGCAGTGCCTTGGCCAGGCGCTTACTGCGCTCCAGCTTCGACAACACCTTGTCAGCCATTGAACTTGCCCTCCACGTCCATCAGCGCAGGGTGGCGAACACCCTGGAAGTCGATGTGCACCACGTTCAGCTGGTGCCGGTTGCAGAAGACCTGCAGGCCTTCCCGAGTGAAGCCGACCGAGAGGTCAGCGAATTCCTGAGGCGACTGGTCGGCCGGGCGCTCTTCGAGGCAGCGCGAACAGTGCATGTAGGCGGTGATCTGTGGCTCAGCCATTGGTCGGCTCCTCAAACTGGTCAGTGATCTCGTCCCACTCGTCCGCGTACATCCAGCAGCGAACCTCAGGGGCAGGGCCCATCAGGATAGCGTCGCAGCCTTCCGGCCATGAGCCGTCATCCTCACGGCGCTCGACGATGGCAGCGGCCTCAGCCTTGGCTGCCTCTTCGGTCGTGGCTTCCAGGCGCGTGGCGCGCTCCTGGAGCCGACCGTCACGGGTGGCGAACAGGCGGTAGGTTGGGGTGGTGTTTAGGTCCATGAGCATGCGCTCCCGTGTCTGAAGGTTGTCGCCCTCTTGGAGAGGGCGGTTGATGGTGAAGCCGTTCATACCAGCACCTCCCGCACGAGGGTCATCAGGCGATCGTAATCGCTCTCGAAGTGGCGCTCGTCGTCCCACTCGTTGTGAGGCCGGTAGCACAGGCCTTCGCTGGTTTCCATTTCCCCGGTGTGGAGCGAAGCAACCTCGTTCCAGCTGAGGGTGGTCGGGCTCCAGACCTGAGCGAAGGCCTTGCACTGCGCCAGGTAGGCGTCGCTCTTGATGGTGAACCGGACCTTGTGTTCGCCGAAGCTGCACAGGTAGCGGAAGGTGACGTCCTGGCCACCCTTCGAGATGCGACCGTCGATCAGCTTGAAATTTGACATCAGCGTTCTCCTTTTCTAGGCTGAGAGTGCCTCAGCGAAACGCAGAAGACAAGTCCCTTTCTGCCGCCCTCATCAAATAATCTCAGCCGCCGCGCGCCTGAGCCAGGTCCGGTTGGCGCTGACCTCAGCCATCTCGGTCCTGGGAGACGAGCTCACCCGCTTGCGCCGCTCTCCCTTGGGCCCCGTGACCACCAGCACCTTCTTGGGCCCGGTGCCGTGTTCCAGGCGCACCTCCAAGCCGAGCTCCTGGGCCACTGGCCTCAGGTCGTCCAGCACGGCGCGCTCGTGCTTCTGGAGGCGCAGCTTGCGGCTCACGTGAGGCCCTCGTCCAGCAAGGTGTGCTTAGCGCAGGTCAGGGTGCCCAGGAGGGAGCCGAACGGGAAGGGGAGCTCTTCATGGTGCGCCCACTGCCACCAGAAGGTCGGCTCAGTCTCGTGGCGTTCCGGCCGGGGCTGTTCCACGGTACAGAGCACAAGGCCAATGACCTCCCCAGCCTTGACCTTCTCGATGCAGCCTTCCAGCGTCTCGATCATGTCCTTGCCGCCATGGACCAAAGTGAGCTCAGGGGCCTTGGCCTGGGTCATCAGTTGCCTCCCCGCTCGACCTGGATGTGCGTGGCCATTTGCTCTCCCTCGTCGTCGCCCCGCACTGACACATGCTTCACCGGCCAAAGCAACGGCGGACAGTTGCTGATCCAGACCGGCCGGGTGGCCAGTCGGGGGTAGATGGCGCGGGTTTGCTGCAGCTTCTCGATTAGCTCGTCCAGGCTCATCACCTGGTAGCCAAAGCTCTCCACGCTCACAGCGGCCGCCTCCACGACATCTGGCGCAGGAGCTTGCGCACTTCCCGGTCGCTCAGCTTATCCCAGCCAGGACCGACGCGGTGCCGCACCCGCCAGAAGAAGCGGCGGACCTTGCCGTCCTGGGGCTCACGCCCCTTGAACAGGCTAGTCTTCGCCATCGTCGAGCTCCCGCATCACTCGGCTCAGGTCGTCGAAGCCCCGCACCGCGTCGCGCCGCCTGGTGTAGCCTTCGCTGGTCACCATGTTCTCGCCATTCTTGCCCTTGACGCGGTAGCGCCATTCACCGGCCTCGTCCTTGAAATACTCAACCATGATCAATACCCCATTGCCTCAAGCGATTTCCGGAGCAGGGTGAGGACAGAGACCTGGTCCGATGGATGGTCGAGCACCTGCCCCTCCCGGAGCGGGGGCTTGCGACCGATGACTGCGAGCTCTGGATCGAGCCGCTTGCGGTACGAGCGGCAACGGTAGTTGCGACGCTTGACGGTGCCACCCTGGTTGTCGATCACCACGCTGTTGAGCAGGGTGGTGTTGCCAGTGACGGCGCTCAGGAGCTCGACCTTCACCACGATCATGTCAGTTGCTCCTGTGCTGGCGCTGCCAGAAGCGAGCCCCTTCGAGGTCGTCCCAGTCACAGGACAGCTGGTCAGGGTTGGCCTGCTGAGCAGCCACGCACTCACGCTCGATCTGTTCGATCTCGCTGAGCTCAGGCTGCTCTGCGCAACCTGCCAATAGCACGAGAGCGATCGTCCACAGCTTGCTCATACCGCTGCATCCCGCATGAGGGTCCAAAGCTCGCTGATGTAGTCCGGCCAACGGCGGCCGCCGCCTACCCCCGCGCCGTGCAGCGCCTCATCGACCCCGGCCGCGACCATGGCCTCAGTCGGTTCGCCATGCCAGCGCCGCGTCGCCCAGACCATGTCAGCGTAGGAGAAGCCAGTACCAGGCTTGACCCGGCTCTCCCGGTAGACGGTCTTGCCAGCGCCCAGCGCCAGCCGCTCATCTGGCTTGAAGGCTGCCTCGTACTCAGCCTGGGTGTAGCGTTCCACCGCGTCTTCGAGCTTGCCGCCGTCGGTGCCGTGCTCGGTCACCAACAGGTAGCGCAGAACAGGTTCGGTCATGCGTCGTCTCCGTAGACTTCCTTGGCGCGCTCCAGAGGGAGCACGTCCAGCGCGCTCTGCAGCGCGTGGGTCATGGTCTCGCCGACGCCCTTGGTGAGCAAGCCGCCGCGCCGATGCTGGAGCTCAGCCCAGAAGCCGAACGGCTTGCACCGCTCGTGGGTGTCGCCCTTGTAGATGATTGGCTTCACCTGTTCGCCCATGCCGTAGATGAACCAATTCTCAGGAATGCTGATCATGGTCATCTCAAGGCGGTGGGCGTAGCGCGGCAGAGCACCGGGGAGGTGGTAGGCCATGGACCGCTCGTAGTCCTCATCCCGCTCGTCCCAGCGCATCTCGCCACAGCAGTAGCAGCGCCAGCCGCCCCGGCCGATGCCAGACGTGCCCTTCCACCAGGGCAGGACGCGGCGATCGTTGCCGTTCCAGCTGCTGGAGTAGCGCCAATCGTGGTGCTTGCCCTTGACCCCGAAGAAGCGGTCCAGGCCGGTCAGCGGCCGCGCGGGGCAGACCCCAGGGTCAGGCCGCTGCCTGGGCTTGTAATTTGCACGTGCGGTCCTCACCAGCTGCTTCCCTTCTTGATTGGGTCATCACGGCGCTCCAGCTTGAGCCGGTGGGCCTTCCCGATAACCGCATTCTTGGTGACCGCCCCACCCAGCTTCTTGGCGATGGTAGAGGCGGGCACCCCGTTCTCCCACATAGACCTGAGCGTTGCCACACGGTCGTCGCTCCAGAAGGTCTGCTCCTTGAGCCCAGGGATGCGCTCAGCCATGGGCGGCCGCCGCGCGGCGCTCAACCTTGGCTGCAGGCCAGATCGACTTGTGCCAGTTGGTGCGCACCCAGGCCGCCCACTGCTGCACGTCGGCATGACGGCGGCTCTTGAGATACTCGGCATGCCGCCGCTCGCGCCGGACCCGCTTGTTATGCATCTTGGTACGATGTGCCTGCTGGCGCTCTGCCTTGGTGGTGTTCTTCGAGAGCTTCACGTATGTTCTCCTTAGGGGTGGTCAGTGATGTGAAAGTGGCGATCCGCGTCGACCCGGTACGTGGGAACACCCATGATCTTCCAGCGGCCCCGGCCGCCCTTGGGGTCGTTCACGTATTCGACGAAGCCCTGACGCGCCTGGCGCAGGAGCTCCATGTGGTCGGTGTGGCCCAGGTAGGCGATCGGCTTGGCCGCGCGCCCAGCGGTCTGGACCCAGCGGTCGACCGCCAGCCGGAAGTCTTCGAGGGTGGGGAGGGGCTGGGTCATGCTTCCTCCAGGTTCTTGAGCGCGGCCTGGGTCTTGCGCTTGAAGTCTTCGAGCTCCGCATTGCGGCTCCGGAGCTCGCTGATCTCCTTGTGCGCTTCCTCAAGCACGGCCGGGTTGGGCCACTTGGCGCGAAGGCGGCCGAGAATGTCGTATTCATTCTGCGAGCCGTCGTCGACGGTCTGCGACCAGGCCAGGATGCGGTCGATGGGGCCGATGATCCAAGAGCCGTGGTGCAGCCGCACCCGCTCCCGAATGAAGTCGGTGACCGAGCCATCGAACACGGTTTCGTGTGGCTCACCGTCATAGTCGCGGCGGACGATCACCTGGCAGCCCTTGGTCTTGCCGACCCCGTCGAAGCTGGCGTTCTCGAGAGTGGCGCTCTTGCGCGCGTCCCTCAGGTCGTTGAGCACATGCTCAGGGAGACGGTCGGCCATCAGTACATCCCCGGAAAGTTGACGCCTTCGAGCTCGCCATAGGCGTTCTCAAGCTCGTCGATGAATTCCTGGACGGCCGACCGCTGCTCTTCGCGCTCGTTGGCGTCAGCTTCGGTGACGAGCTCTTCATCCTCGTCCCGGTCCTCATCATCCTCATTGGCTTCGAGCTCTTCATTGTCCTCCAGCCAGGCCTCGGCACCGGCCTTGGCCGCGTCGAGCATGCCCATGGCGTTGCCCATCCGGCCGTTGCGGCTCTGGGCCTTGCGCCGAGTGTCAATGGTGTAGGTCACCTCGACGCCCTGCAGCACCTCAGGCACCTCCAAGCTGTCGAGCGTGTCCATGCCGCTCTCGATGGCGTCGGCACATTCGGAGACTTCATCGAACTTGGGCAGGTTCTCCATGGAGTTGCTCTCCATGTTGTCCTTCCATTCGGTGATCTCTTCCTTGAGACCTTCCACCTCGCTCTTGCCTTCCTCGAAGGCCCCGTCGATGGTGCCGGTCACGAGCTTCGCCCGTTCTCCACGCTCACGTGCCATGTCTCAGTACTCCTTTTCTGTGGTTCTGGAGCTCCCATGCCCCAACGCAGAAGACAACGCAATCCTTATTCTGTCGCCGCGTTCAGAGCCGCATCATGCTGGCGCTCCGCGCGCTCCTGGGCTTCCTCCACCAGCCTGTTGAGGTCAGCCTCGTTCAGGGGCCCGATGGAGCCCACAGCTGAGCGGCTTGGGAAGCCCAGGCGGACCAGGAGCTCGAAGCTCCGGGGTGAGATATTGTTGTAGGGCGACCAGTCGAGCGACACGCGGCGGCCGTCCTCATGGACCGCCTCATGCCAAATCTTGACCACGTCGTCGTCGCGGTCGTCATCCTGCTCCTGGTGCCAACCGTTCACCACCTGGTCATGACAGACATATCCCTGTGGAGGCCAGATCATCCGAGCGGCCTGAACCGGGGCACGGTCTTGCCATCGACCCGCACATCCTCGTAGAATTCAGACGCAGGCCGCCGCCAGAGCTCGCGCGCATGCGGGTAGCAGTGCTCGTAGATCAACCAGGCCGACCCATCGGGAGCCTTCACCTCTTCGCCAGTTTCACTGTCGCGGTGCGGGCCCAAGAGGCGGTAGAGGCCGCCCTTGTAGTGCTGGTGGGTTGCGTCGCCAGCGATCATCCGGAGCTCCCGGTTGGTCTTGCCCAGGAGGCTGCTGTGGTCAGGTCCGCTCATATCAATCCTCGTTCTGTGGTGGCCAGTTATCCTTGCGGCCACATGTCTCAATCTTCTCGACCCCGGCCGTCGGTACGTCCGCAGGTCGCCAGATCACATTGCAGTCTGGGTTGAGGCACTTGTGCGAGGTGTGCGGCGGGTTGTCCCAATTGTCGGCCGGGTCCGGCGCGTCGATGTGCTGGAAGCCGCACTTGGGGCAGTGTAGCACCATTGGGATGGGCGTCGGCTCACAGCCCCATGCGCTGAGGTAGCGCGGCAGAGCCTGCTCGATCAGACGGCCGACCGCCTCGTGATTGGCCTGAGCCGACCCGGTGAGCTTCACCCCCGGAGCCCCAGCCACGGTGATCATCGGCCCGTCATCCTCATTGAAGAGGTTCAGGCTTGCCAGGTGGTAGTCGTGGTCGCCGACGTTGGCCATCAGAATTCATCCCCATGCTTGGTGTCGAGCAGCGTGTCTTCGATCTTCGACCGGAGCACGGTGAGACCGTTGGCCTCCAGGTCGGCGCGCATGTCGCGCACCATCTTGATCATCTGCGCCTGGCTGGTCGCCCGGCTCGTGATGAACCACTTGCCGACGATCTGGTCCACGTCGTCTTCGGCGAAGGCGCTGACCCGCCAGTTGTCGCTCTGGAAGGTGTCGCGGAAGTCGTCGAAGCTGCCCTCACCCGGCTCCACGGTCAGGTGCGCCTCGTAGTAGAGGCGAGAGGCGTCGAACTTGTCCTGGTGCTCGTGGTACAGGCGCTCGACCACGTCGTCCCTGACCGAGAAGCAAGGCGGCGGTCCCATGGTGTTGAAGGCGGCGCGCACCCCGGCCTCGAAGGCGCGGTAGTCGCGGGAAGGTTCTGGGTCGTGGCTCATTGGTACTCCCTTTCTGCTGGCACGATGGCCCCTGAGGTGAAGACAACGCAATCACCAAAAAGCCCCGGCCCCTTGGAGTGAGGGACCGGGGCTAATTCTCCCCCGCTTCACGGTCGCTTATGCAGCGAGCTTGAAGCGATGGTCGCCGATGTTCTTGATCGGCATCTTCTTGGCGCGCAGGCGGTCGATGACGCCCCGCGCGGCCTTGGTGCTCGTGAGCTCCAGCCGCTCAGCCAGCTGCTCGACGGTTGCGCCGTGCTTGCGCTTGAGCATCTGGAGAGCGGTCTCCTGCTTGGTCTTGGTCTGCATGTTTCTCACTCCATTTCTATGTACGAGGGCTTTACGTACCCTCGGCGCTTGAACCTGTAGCGGCCCCACAGGTTCCAGGCTGGCTGCAGAAAGTGAAAAGTCACTTATTCATTTCCCCGTCGATGACGCAGACCTGTGCGCTTTCAAAGGCACACTGCAGCCGTTCAGCCTGGTGTACAAGATATTCACCGATGGAGCTCAGAACAATAACCAAGGTTAAGGCAATGAGGCCCCAGATGAGTGCTTTCTCGACCATCAGGCAACACTCCGGTCGCGGCTCAGGCGGCGGCCGAAGACGGTGCGGCGCTCGACCTGGCGCTGCTCGGTACCGACGAAGGGCAGGCTGAACTCACGGCGCTGAGCGGCGCGGCGCTCGCGCAGCTGGCGTTCGGCGGCCGCGCGGCAATCCTTTTGGATGCGGCGCAGGCGCAGGGCCTCGTGGTAGGCAGCAATGTGCTGGAAGTGATAGCCGTCGAAGTATGATGCTTCTGCGTAGTCCATGGTGGTCTCCTTTTCTGAAGACCACCATGGCGCACATTCGTTAAGAAAGAGTTAGCTCTCGTGGTTAAAATACAGGCTCGTCATCGAACACCCGCGCGGCGGTACCGACCGCGCCGACCCCGTCGACTGCCAGCGTGACCAGCCGGTCGATCAGGTAATTCTGGAAGTCACGGCTGTTGTCCTGGAAGCCGTACTCCAGGTGGAGGTGCTCTTCCATCAACGTCCCGGCCACGGTCTTCACGCCCATGTCGAAGCACCGCTTGCTGAGCACGATGGCCTTGTTGAGCACGGTGCCCAGGCGGCCGACGCCAAGGTGCTCGACGATGATGAGCGGGCTCTTGTTGATGTCGTAGCCCATGGCGTGGACGATGGCCTTGGCTTCCTCCAGCTGGCGCTCCTGAGCCGGGGTGAGCTTGGCAGGCTGGACGGCCGGGGCCTCCCGGTACCGCGCCAACAGGCCCTGGACCGCCAGGTTGCAGGGGAGCTCGACGGCGCGCGCCACCTCTTCGGCCGCGTCCAGGAAGGCCTTGGACGGCCGCTCCCCGGTGCAGGCCAGATCGAGCTTGTGCTCGAAGCTGTCGCGGGGTGAGGTGAGCCACTGCTTGAGGAACCGGCTGTCCTCAGAGCGGATGATCGAGCGCGCGATGGCCTGGTGCGCCAGGTGCGGGAACTTGATCGTCCGGTCTTCGGTGAGCACCAGCGGGGTGAGCACGTTGTAGCAGAAGCTCGCCTGCTGCTGGAGCTCGGCCGCCAGGATGCCCCGGTAGTACACATGATTGCTCTCGCCGGGGTGCACGTCGACGCCCTCCAGCCGATAGTCCGGCTCCTTGGTGAGCACGATGCCGCCCCGGTTGGTGTAGGCGTTCTCGATGTCGACCACGCCCTGCACATGGATGGTGGTCGTGCCCTCCCTGGGCCTGTGACCATCCCGGTCCATGATCGTCTCGCCGCGCTCGTCGATCGTGTTGCAGTAAAGCTCCCGGAAAGCCTGCCAGCCTTCCCAATTCAAGCCCAGTCGGGTGGTGAAGCCGAGCTCACGCGGCTCCCGGCCGACCTCGCAGCCAGGGCCGTACTCGGTCATGGTGATGACCTCGAAGTCCTGGTCGCGCACCCGCACCGGAGCCTTTGAGAACACGTAGCGGTGCAGGCCCGACCAGACGGTGATGGCCCCGCCGCTGCGCAGGATCACGCTGATGGCGTACTTGAGGCCAGAGCCGAAGTAGCCGATGGGGCTGTCGCCTTCCTTGGCGCTGATGCCGATCGTGGTGACGGCGCGCATGTCAATTTCGCCGTCGTTCTGGAAGCTGATAATCATGTGATCCCTTTCTAGCGGTGGTACCAGCGACGCGGCGGCTCGTTTGAGCTCCGGTAGCCGTTGCGGTTGTCGAAGTCGTGATAGTGGTAGCTGACCTCGTTGGCAGGCCCAGAGGCATAGCGGCGCTCCGGGGTCGGCACGATGGGCGGCTGAGGCTCGTCTTCAGCCGCGCGCATCAGGTAGCCCCGCATATTCTCGCGATCGAGCGTGACCTCCATCAGCTGGTCCCGGAGCTCGTTGTTTTCCTTTTCGACCTCGATCGTGCAGGCCTGGGCCTGCACCACCTTGCTGTCCAGCAGCTTCTGAGTGGCCTTGAGCTCGGCCACCGTTGCCTCGGCCTCAGCCAGACGCTCGCTCAATGTTTTCTTCGCCATCACAAGGGCTCCTTTTGCTCTTCGCCATACAGGTAAGTGCGCCACGGCACCTTCATGCGCCAGCGGTCGCTGAGGTGATTGGTGTCGCGCATGCTGGTGCAGGGGTTGGACTGGATGTACCAGCCAATGTGCTCCAGCACCGGGTTGTTGCTCTTCACCCAGAAGCCCCAGCGGCGGCCCTTGATGTAGGGCCCGCGCCAGACCAGCGTGTGGAGTGGCCAGGCCCCCTTCTTGACGGGGCCGATGACGCGGTGGGTGTAGGTGAAGTCGCGGAAGTGCCAGCGCCACCGCTGGACCGCATTGACGATAATCGTACCATCGTGCTGCAGCACCTCTTCGATGTAGGTCTGCAGCGGGAAGGTCCAGAAGCGCCAGGGGTGATCGTGGGGGTCGGGGTCTTCATCGCCCCGGTAGAACACGTGCCAGAGCAATTGTCCCCAGGGGGTCATCGGGGTGAGGGGGACGCGCGCCAGGTAGAGGGTCCGCTCGCCATGGCGGCCGCTGCCGTAGATGAGCTCGGCCCAGCCGAGCCAGCCGAGAAAGGTGAGAAGTCGCTTGAGCATAGGGCCCTCCTGCGGAGACAGCCGGGACGTGTGGCCCTGGGGCGATTGACGCTCCCCCGGCTGCCCCTCCGCGAAGTGGTGGTTAGTTGAGCGTCGGTTCTTCGACCGGCTCTTCGACCAGCCGGACGTTCGCCCCGCCGAACAGCTGCGCCAGCGCAGCAGGCATGCCGCCATGCTGACAGGGCTCGTCTTCCTTGACGAAGGCCACGCCATGGTCGTCGAGGTATTCAGTGTCGACCGTCCAGTTGGCTTCGGGGTCGATCCCGGCCTTGGCGTAGAGCTTACCCCAGAGCTCCTTGCTGCGCCGCTCGAAGGCCGCGTTCATGGCGTCGGCTTCCTGCTCGAACCGCTTGTGGAGCTCTTCGGTTGTCTGGCGCGCCTCGCGACGAAGGTCACGCAGCTGGCGGCAAAGGTCCAGGCCTTCCGCGTCGTCGAGCTTGACCGCCTTGGGGCGGGTGTTCTGATCGTTCATTCTACTTCCCTTTCTGTCTCATCACCGCGACCAGCCCCAGCAGGAGCAGGCCCGGCCACAACAGGACGAGCCCCACATAGGCACGTCCCCTCAGTTGGGAGCCCTTGCGCCGTGTCGCCACGATTGCAAGCTCCCCGTTCAGCAAGCCGAACACCAGGTAGAGGTTCAGCCAGCCTATCCAGGTCAAGCCGCCTGCTCCAGCGCATAGCCACGCAAGCGGTTGACCTCGAAGTCGAAGGCGAGCTCACCCATGTGCGCGATCAGCGCCACATGCAGCGTCCGCCTGTCCAGATGGTGGGGCACCGGACGGCCGAAAGCTCTCCGGTACACCTCCACCACCTCGTGTTCATGAAGCGGCTGCCCTGAGGCCCAGGGAGGCAGCTGCTCCCTGGGCTTGTGACCGGCAGCAGCCTTCGCCTCCCGACGCGGGGGAGCCCAGGAAGCGAAGGCGCTCACTGACCGCTTTCCTCCACGGTCACGTGGATGCGCTGAGGCATGGTCGCCCGCTCGCCCACGTGGACCTTCTGGATGTAGAGGGTCGTGACCCCCGCGTCCCCGCCGACCGCGCGGTACCGATGGCACCCCTTGGTCTCCTTGGCGTCTTCGCGTTCCATGATAATTGACAGCTTCTTCACCTGGCACCTCCTTCACTGCACCCATTCGAGCTCGTACTTGTCCGGCAGATTGCCGCAATCGTGCTCGCCAGCCGGGTCGTCGACCTCGACGCACTCGTTGGTGCTCGCTGACTTGTACACGATAGGCATGTCTGCCCAGGTCTTGATGGCGAAGAGAAACACCAGGGCGATCAACACCCACAGCACTACGCTCGCCAGCAAACCGTTGCGGCAGCCAATCGGCACCCGCAACGGCTCGTCGTTGAAGTCGTCCATACTCAGCCCTCCACCGGCACCATCTCGTCGCCCCAAGGGTCGACCGGGTAGCCATGTTCCTCCAGCTGCTTCGGGCTCACAAGCACCTTGTAGCTTTCCTCGTTGGTGCTCATCAGGCGGACCCAGCCGCCCATCGAGCCGCGCTTGCTCTTCTTGCGCGCGACCATGGCCACGTGCGGGTAGGGGCCCAGGAGCTCGGAGACCTCTGTCAGCACCGAGTGGCACTGCGAGCCGGGCTCGGCATAGGTGGCGGTCGCCTTCCCTGCTAGGCCAAATTCCTTGATGACCTTCTTGAACGGGGCCTTGTGGCCGTGCTCGCAGCCGACGGCCGCGTGGACCATCTCGTGCAGCAGGGTGGCCAGCACCTCGACCGGGTCGGACAGGCGCGGGCAGATGAACATGTTGACGGTCTTTTCGTTGCTGCTCCAGGCAGGCGGGAAGCACTGGCCAATGGCGTTGCCCTTCCCGGCATTCTTGGCCCAGCCGATCGAGACGTAGAGCTCAGCGGGGAGCTCGTGCTTGCCCGGCTTGAAGAACCGCTCGTCGAGCAGCTTCATGCCAGCGCGAAGCCAGCCTTCACGAGTGTCATGGGTGTTGGTCTTTGGCACGGGGTTTCTCCTTTTCTGAAGTGAGCCTGCCTCACGGGGAGGCAGAAGACAAGTCATTTTCCTTCGAGCAGTCCCAGGTTTCGTAGAATTCGACGGACCCCGGTTCGAGCGTTCTGCATCGCGCGTCGGTCACTCGCGGTGCGGGCCACCACGTAGGTGTACTGGCGATCGTTCACCCAGAAGCGCACCTTGTAGTGCTTGCCCTGGTCGATGCGGTGCTCAACGCCAGCGGCGGTGAGCTCGGCTATAACGGCGGTCACAGGGGTCTCTTTAGCCATCAGTCGTACTCCTTTTCTGAGAACTCCTATCGACCAGCACGACGCAGAAGACAAGCCTCTTTGTCAAACTATTTTCAGAACGGTGGCTCCTGGCTATCGCCCTTCGGCCTGCCCTTGCCGTCGACCTTGAGCTCACCCTGCTTCGGCTTGGGCCAGGTCCGCGTCCCGTGGATGTCCTCCCACCGCTCCCGGCACTCTTCCAGGCTGGGGAGCAGCCAGAAGTACGCGCGCTTCTCGACCTTGCGCATGAAGCCGTCGCCAGCGGGCTCGTCCCAGCAGGCCATCTGCTGGATGACATCGAGCTTCGGCACGACACGCTTGAGAAACTTGCCGAGCGCGGTCTGATTGCCGCGCCGGTTGATCATCCAGCGCCGGGTGTGCTCGATGTAGTCGTCCACCAAGAGCTCCTTGCGGACCTCGTTGGGCCACTCGTCCTGGTCGGAGAACAAGGAGCCGTCGTTCAGCTTGTTCAGCCACCAGTCCTGCTCCGGGCTGAGGCTCAGGTCCTTCTGGTCCTTGAGCGCATCGGTCTGGGGCACCTGGCGCACGTCGAATTCGCTGAGGTCGTACGTCAGCAGCAGGTGGAGCAGGGCCTCCCGGCCGCCGTTGTCCATCTGGTCGGCGATGGCGCGGAAGTAGGCGCTCTTCTGCTGTTGCTCCTTGCCCACGTCGAGCACCAAGAAGCGGCGCTCGTCGCCCGACGCTGGCACCACGTGCTCGTCGTTCGAGGCCATGATCAGGTGGACGTAATTGGGGGCGGTCTCCACGTCGACGCCCTTGGCCTCGATCTGCAGCGTGTCTTCGGTGATCAGCGTCTTGAGGATCGACGCATGCTTCTTGTCACCCGCGTAGAAGGCCTCGTCGGCGAACAACAGCACCACGTCCCTGAGGTGACTGTTGAAGTTGCCGACCAGGTGGGAGGGGTTGCTGACGTGCAGGAAGTGGCGGCCCAGGAGGGAGCCGATGACCTTGGCGGCGAAGCTCTTGCCGGTGCCCTTGCCCCCGCGCATCACCACCGCCACCTCCCCTGGGCTATCGGGGTGCTGCACCATGCGCGCCAGCCAGCCCATCAGGTAGCGGTAGATGGCCTCGTCGCCATTGCAGACGTTCTCAAGCAAGTGGTCGAGAAACAGCTGGCAGTCGCCCGGCCGCGCGGTGACCGCAAAGCCCTTCCACATGTTGTACGCTCCGGTGATCTCACGCCCAGGGGCGAAGACGATGGTGTCGAATTGGCGGCGCTGCGGATGGCCCAGCCACCAGCCGCCGACCGCCTTCATCTTCGGCATGCCGCTCTTCTCGTCGACCCCGACCTGTACGTACTGGTTCATGTGCCGGTTGCGGAAGTCGTCGAAGCTCTGGCGGGTGAGCCGGGTGCGGTTGAGAGCGTGGTCCACCACCTCTTCGACCACCCGGCACTTGCCGCCGATGTTGCCGATGACAGCGAACCGCTCGTTGAGCTTCTGCAGCCACGGGTCAATGGCGTATTCCCGCGCGCGCTCGATCTGCCGGATAGCGTACTTCGCGCCGTTCGAGCCCTTCTCAATGATGCTCTCGCTGATGCCGAAGTCGGGGTCAGTGAGCACTGAGAAGATAACGTCATCAGGGACCTCGGCGCGCACCAGCTGGCAGACGCAATCAAACACCCAGGCTGACCGGCTGTTGTCCCCGGCCTTGATCTCGTCGGGGTGGCGGCCCTGGACGATGATCACCTTGACCCGGTCGGGCACACCCCACTGGTCGAGCTCGTTCACGTCGTTGAGGCGCTCGACGTTGCCGCTCACCTTGACGATCGGCTCCCGGCCGCCGCCAGCGAAGCCGCCTTCTTCGCGCATCTGCACGGCCGGGGCAGGGGTGAACTGGCTCAGCGGGTAGACGAGCTCTTCATCGAACGAGACCAGCGTCGCCAGCGTCGCCACGCGGCCCTTCTTCGCCTTGCGCTCGTCAGGGATGTTGACCGTGCCAGGCAGGCGCATGATGCGGTCGATGTTGTGGCAATTGTCTGCGCCGAACAGCACCTCCAGCTGCTGATTGTACCGCTTGGCGTCCTCAGCCTTGTCCAGGTCGCCATTGACCGGGATGGGTTGCTCCAGCTTCCAGAAGCCCTGGTAGCCACCGCCGCTGAACACCACCACGGTCGGCGCGGGTACCCCGGCCGGGAGCCTGGAGGTCAGCAGGCTGAGGGCCCGCTGGCGCTCCTCCTCCAGGTCTTCACCGGCACGGGGGTCGATGTCGACATGCAGCCAGTCGACCGACTTGATGTCCTCCCGCTCAGCCTTCTTGGTGATGTCCCGGAGCGGCGGGTTGACGTGGAAGTAGATGTTCCGCTGGCCATTGTACTCGCCTAGCCAGCGGCGCGCCGCGTCCTCATCGGAAGGGTAGAAAGTGCGGGTGTCGATGGCCTTGCGGTCGGGGCGGATCGAGGTGAGGGCCCAGGGCCCAGCGGGGGCCCAGCGGCGCAGGAAGTCGATGGCTGCATTGGTGTCAGGTTGTACGCTCACGATCAGGCCTCCCAGTAGCAGGCCAGGTCGGTGCAGTCGGTCTCGCCAAGCTCCATCCGGTTGAGCCAGTAGCGGCAGATGCCCATGTCAGCGGCCACCTCCTGCTGTGTCTTGTTGCAGCGGCGGCGCATGATGAAGCACCGCTCGTGGGCCTTGAGGGGACCGACCCGCACCGACGGCGCGCTGGCGTCGAGGTCACGCTCCCACCTGCTGTATCGGCTCAGCGGCACCTCCAGCCGGGCGGCGGCCGCGCGCTGGCGCTCCTGGCGGCGACGACGATCAATGGTCAGACGCTCTCCGCGTGTTAGTTTCTGTGGCGCGTCAACCATCGTATGAGCTCCTCACCTTCCAATCGGTCCCAGATCACGAGTGCGAGCTCGCGCAATCGGGGTTGTGTTACTTTCCCCAGGTGTCGGGCGGCAGTCTCTCCATCGAAGAGCAGCCACTCACGCCCCACCTGGAGCAGGAGGTAGGCGTGGAAGCCCTTCCTCCATCTGCGTTTGAGCCAGACCCGCTGCTGAGGGGTAAAATGCTTCACCCGCACCGGAGCTTCATCCGACCCTTTGGGCCACCGGGGTAGCCACTTGAGCTCCACCCAGCCGACCGAATAGTTGACATCCGGGGTACCTGGGTAGACCTTGTTCTCGACCGCCATGGCGTCGAGTGGGCGCAGGGCGCGCACCACGCGGCCCCGCATATTGCTTTCAGCCACGAGCCACCTGTGGACCGTATGCCTGATTGTGGTACTTGCCGTCGTACGAGCGTTCAGTCGGCTCGTCCAGGCGGTGGAACACTACCTGGGCAATAGCCTGCCCCTCGACAAGCCGGATGGGCTTGGGGCCCTTGTTGCTGAGCTCCAGCGTTAGCCAGCCCTCCCAGCCTGGCTCGATCACGGTGTTGAACACGCTGAGGCCCAGGCGAGCGAGGCTGGACTTGTCGTGGACGATGCCGAGCACGTCGTTCGGCATGGTGAACCGTTCCACCCCGGCTGCCAGCGTGAACTCACCGGGGTTGAGCATGCAGTACCGGCCGTCCGGATGAGCGTAGGCCTTCTTGATCATGGGGTCGGGCTCGGAGCCGAGCACCAGCCGCAAGTCGTAGCCAGCAGGCCCCAAACCATAGCTGAGGCCGCGCTCCTGGGTCCGCTCAGCGCAGGGCTCCAGGATGTTCAAGCGGCGGATGGTTTGTCCGGAAAGTATCATCGTTTCTGCTCCTTGGGTCGCCTACTTTGCCTCGCCCCACGAGGGACCGATCTCGGTATCTACGCGGAATGGCACCTCAGCCTTGCGCACGTCCCGCATCACGGCCGCCATGGCGTAGGCCTCATCCCGGCTTTCAACAGAGCCGTCGATCTCGTCGTGCACCTGCAGTTGCAGGAAGTGGCCAGCCGCGTCGAGCTCGACCAGCGCCTCCTTGGTCTGGTCGGCGCTGGAGCCCTGGATGAGCCGGTTCAGCGCCTTGTGCGTCCAGTCATAGGAACCGTCTGGCTTCTGAGGGAAGTGGAGCTTGCGGCCACCGATAGTCTTGATGAAGCCGTTCTTCTTCGCCTGGGCCTCAGCCTTCTTCGCCAGCTGCTTGATGAACGGCGCACGGCTGTCAAATTTGTCGATGATTTCCTGGCCTTCTTCGCCAGCGGCCTCGAACATGTAGCCGTCTTCGACCTCACGGCGCGCCTCCAGTGCCTCTTCACGGGTCGCATGGTAGCTGACCCGGCGCTCCCTCCCACGCCCAGAGGCAAGAGCCCAGCGAGTGGGGAGACCGCAGTCACGGCTCAGCTTCGCGCCGCCTTCACCGTAGCAGAGCCCCAGGTAGAGGTTCTTGGCGTACTTCCGGGGCAGGCCGGTCAGGTCGGCCATGAACTGGTGATTGTCGAGGTTGGGGTCGTCCCAGTAGGCCTTGGCTGCCACCCGCGCCTTGGGCAGGTCCATGACGGCCGCGAAGTGTGTGGTCCACCGGGGCTCCTGCTGGCTGTAGTCGTTGGCCACCCACTCGCAGCCTTCCTCAGGGATGTAGATCGAGCGCCACATGGCGGCGAACTCGTCCCGGCTCGGCTGCTGCTGGAGGTTGGGGTCGACGCAGCTGAGGCGGCCGTAGCGCGCGCCCTTCTGGTCACCCTTCTCGTCCTCACGAGCGATCTGGTTGAAGGTGCAATGGATGCGGCCGTTGACCATGTAGTTGCGCACCGACGCGGCGAAGGTGGTGCGCAGCTTGTTGACCTTGCGGGCCCAGGCGATCGAGGTTGCCACCTCGTGGTCGATGCCACCGAGCAGGAACTTGTCAATCTGAGGCTGACCAGTGCTCGTCTCTTCGAGCTTGATGCCGATGGCCTCCAGCGCCGGGGCAAGGGCACCCGCCTTCCACACGTCGCCGATGGCTATGCTGTGGCCGGTGTGGTGCTTGACCCGTGCCAGCGCCTCAGCCTCCTGGGTCATTGACCACTCTTCGACCTGGCGCAGCTTCTCAAGATCGATGCGCACCCCGCGCCGCCGCATGCGGACTAGGCAAGGGAGCACCCGGCTCTCCAGGTTCCACACGCCCCACAGGTCTTCATCGTCGATGCGGCGCTCCTGGCGGCGCATGATGAGCAGCGGCTGCTGGGTGTCGGCCTCGGCATAGGGGCCCACGTAGCGCGCCGGGAGCCGCCACATGCCGCTCTTGGGGTCCACCCCGTAGATACGTGCGGCTTCCTCCAGCAAGGACACGTCCTTGCCCGGTAGGCCGTTGCGCTCGGCTATGTTCTGCAGCGAGAAGCTGTGGTGGAGCTCGTAGATCAGCGGGTCGGCGATCTGGATGTCTCGGAAGTAGCGGACCTCCTTGAAGTCGACCTCGTCTTCGAGAAGGTAGTCTAGATCGTACTGCAGGTTCGCGCCGACCAGGTCGCCCTTGAAGACCTTCGCCTGGGCTCGCAGGTAGGCCAGCACCTGGGCCTCGTCCAGGTTGTCCCCGCCCTCGTGCCGCATGGGCAGGTAGGCACTAGGGCCGTCTTCGATCGTGAAGCTGACCCCGGTGATGAAGCCGCCGCGCCGGACCCCGATGCCCAGCTGCTTGAGGTGAGGGTCCTTGGTTTCAACGTCGACGCAGACCCGCTTGGCGTCAGCCCAGGAGGGCAATGAGCCCAGGGAGGGAGGGCTCCACTGGCTCTCCGGGGCGAACAAAGGCATTTGCAGCGGACCTCCACTGCCAGGCTTCCTTGCAGCCATCGGTCAGAGGCTCGCGTCTTGGGTCGTGCCCTGGCTGTGGATCATGCGGCACGTGGCGATGAGCGAACGGATGTCTTTCTGAGCCTCCAGTAGGTGCTGCCGGTTGCTCCAGTGCAGGAGCATGTTGAGCGCCCCGGCCTCGACCGCGTCGCAGCCGTTGACCCGGCAGAATTCGGCGATGGTCTCGTGTGGCACCACCCCGCGCGGCAAGCGGACCCCCTCGTCATAGAGCTCGATGAGCTTCTGGACATGGTGGTCGGCCTTCTCCAGGTCCTGGAGACCGTTCTTCTTGCGCCAACGAGCCACGTACTTGGTGGCGCAGCCCTCCAGGTAGCCGATCCCGTGGCGCTCGATCAAGTCCCAGTGTTCGAGCAGCCCATTCTTGTAGTGGTCACCGCCGATCTGGCGTTGGTTAGCAGACAGCAAGCCCATTTCATCCTCCATCACTCGCAGAGCTCCTTGATCACGCCTGATTGGCGTGGCAGGAGGTTCTCGCGCGCCTTGAGCGCATCGAGCAGGGCCTGTCCGCGTGGCGGCAATGGCACCTCGTCGAAGTACCGTTCGATCTCGGTCAGCCCCTCCTGGGCATACAGATTGCCCCGGAGCAGCTGCTCCTTGCTCCACAGCCAGAACTCCAGCCGGTCACAGGCCTTGAGCTTGGCGAAGTCGAGCTCGTCAAGATCGTGCTCGGCCGGGAGACCGAGCGAATAATTGATACGGGTCTCCAGCTTCCCGACCTCGTTCTTGAAGCCGGGGACATAGCGGCCGACCGGAGCCGGGCTGTCGCCCACCCAGGCCTCAGGCACGTCATGGCTGAGGCAGTAGGCCGCCAGCCGGGGGAAGTCGTCCGGCCACAGGTACCACATCAGCATGGCCACGCCCCAGCTGTGCGCCGCATTCGAGTAGGAGCCTTGGTGAGGGATGCCGTGGCACCGCTCTACCGCACCACCTGAGCGGCTCTGGATGACCATGTCGGCAATCGGGCCCCAGCCGCCCCGGTCCTTTTCAGCCGCTTCTGCGCACTGACGCTGCATTGCCTTCACCTCGTCTTCGGCCTCCCAGCTGGGACGGCCGCCTAGGATTGTTCCACCGCCGCCCATTACTCGGCTTCCTCTTCACGCTTCGCCTGGGCGTCACGGCGGCGCTCCAGCCATTCCTGGCAGGCCACGCGCCAGTCGGCCGCATGACATTGGCTGAGGTTCTCGAAGGCGAGCTCGAACCGCTCAAGGTCGTCGCTCTCCTTGTAGGCCTGGTGGGCCAGCCACATGGGAATAGCGACGCGGCGAAAGAACGGGTCACGAAGCCCAGGGGTGGGTCCAACGTCGAGGAACACGCTCAGGTCCTCGCGCCACTGCTTGATGTTGGTGGAGACGAGCGGGTAGGGCTCGACGAGGCCCTCAGTATAGGGGTTGTAGGGCACTCGCTGGAGGATGGGCTGCACCTGCTCCAGCGTGGCGTGGTAGGCGTGGAGATTGTTGCTCATCTGGTAGAGCCGACCGACCGGCACACCGACCCCGGCCGCCAGGAATTCCTGGAGGTACGAGAAGTGGACCGCGTTGGCTCCGTAGGCCCCCCACACCACGTCGTTCGAGCGGTTGCACAGCGTCATGTCCAGCCGCCCTTCGGTGCTGACCGAGACGTAGATGTGCGTGTTGCAGGGGACATCCTTGCCCCCGGCGCGCGCGGTCGGCGGGTCGACATGGCCGTCCCACATGCTGATGACCTGGCGGCGGTCGTCGGGGTTGCGCTTGAGCGCCTCGATCACGTCGAGCAGCTGGTCCTGCAGCATGAAGCCCTCGCCATCAGGGGTCGGCTGCTGAAACCACTTGAGCCAGCGCGCGCCATAGGCCCCGTGCAGGGTCTTGCCGTCGTCGCTGAACGTCTTCATCCGCTTGACGAAGTGCGCCACGTACTTCACGTCGTTGCGCCCCGCCAGCATCCACAGGCTCTCGAAGAGGTGGAAGAACGGGTTGGCGTCGCGCTCTGGGTAGTAAATCACCCGCTCGCACGGCTCTTCATAGACGGTCGTGACCGGACCCGGAAACAGGCGCACAGGCCCATTCCTGCTCTCGCGGTCGATGCCTACCTGGTCCAGGTCGACGAGTGCCTTGGGCAGCGCCTCCTGGACGTTCCGGGTCCGGATCACATGCATGTTATGCGGCCTCCCGCACGATGCCGAGCTCAGCATTGAGGTCGCTGATGAGGGTCGCCGGGAGGTTGCCCTTCGGCCCCGCCATCACCTCAGGCAGGAAGTCCTGCACCTCAGGCCACACCTCGACCAGGCGGCCGACGGTGGTGACGCTCTCGATGACCGCCTTGACCTTGGCGCGAAGGGCGCGCTCGCGCTCTTCGACATCCTTGTTCATGGCGTCGAGCACCGCCTTGGCGTCACGCACCGCGTTGCGCGCGGCCATGTAGGGATGGTCGGGGCGGATGATCGAGGCGATGTGAGTGCCGTGGCGAGCGTCGTGCACCTCGTAGGGCACCCGCTGCGGTTCGGCGAAGGCGATCTCCAGCACCTCGTTGGTGTCTTCGACCGCGACCTTGACCTTGCTGGCCTTGGGAAACCAGCCGTCAGGAGCCGACTGCAGCCGCTTGCGGTCGATCTCGGAGAAGGCGGCCTCGTAGCCCACCTGGTCGCGCTCCTTGGTCAACTGGCGGACCTTCTCGTCTTGTTCGGCGATCAGCAGCCGGTCGGCCGCGAACCGCTGGGTCAGGGCATTGGCGACAATGCCGTCCCTGAGCTCGGCATTGATACGGATTGTGGACATGTCATCCCTTTCTCGGTTGGTACCTCTGCTTCGGCGCACCCTCACCTAAGCGAGCGCGCTCGTATTTGTCGAACTCACACAGCGTGTGTTCGACATCGCGCATCTCCCAGCGAGGCCAGTCGACCGGCCAGAAGACCGGGTCGAGCGACTGTGCCAGAAGACAACGCATCCCCGCAATCAGCGTCTGCTGGTCGCGTGGACCTTGGTAGCGCAGCGTCCCTAAAGGGAGACCCTGCACCCGGCAGAGCCCCCGCGCCGCTCCTGGGCCTGCCGACGCCCACGTCATGATGTCCGGGGCCTCGTTGAGCATACTGGTGTGGCGCAGGTCGGTCACGATCTCGTAGGCCATGAACGCCCCCAGGTAGGGGAAGCCGCACAGCACCTCGTGGACTGCCTTGAGCTCGGTCGTGTCATCACAGGCGTAGGCCATCACCCCGCATTCAGGCTCGACCGCGCTGATGCACTGCAGCAGGCCGTCGACCTTGTCCATGCCGGGCGGGCTCTTGATCATGTAGGCAGCCCCTAGGATGGTATGCCCAGAGGCGACGCGGTCCTTGAGCAGGCGGCGCGCTTCCTCCACGTCCCAGGTGCCCAGGAGCAGAGGCTTGAGGAGCTCCCCGGTTTCGATCTTGTTGAACCACCGGAACACCACGGCCGCCAGGAACTGGCGGTAGCCGTCGTCGCCCAGCGGCTCCCGGATGTTCTCACGAAACCACCGGGTGACCCGGTCATCTTCTCGGAAAACATTGCAGAAGCGGTAGGCCGCCAAGATGGGGTCCTTGGTCCAGGGCGGTGGAGCCTCGTTCCACTCAGGCCCGCGATCGAGCATCAGCTGGTAGCGAGCTCGTGCGTAGGCGAAGAACCGTTCAGCGCCCTCCACGGAACCGCTCCGAGACGCGGCGCGCAAAGCCAGCCCGGTTGATGTCCGGGTGCACCTCCAGACTGCTGTGGGTGATCACCACCCGCTTGTCGTCCAGCGTACCGGCCATGCTCTTGAAGGCCACTGAGACCATGCTGCTGAACATCAGCAAGGTCGCTGCGTCCCAATAGCGGTGCTCGTCGATCAGCCCCAACATGACGATGACGAGCAGGTCAAACATCGACAAATTCTCACGAGTGATGTATGCCGCGCACCGACGGCAGAACCTCCAGAACCTCTTCACAGCCCTAGCTCCTTCTTGATGATCTCCAGCCCCTGGTCGCGGTCGGCCCAGACGGCGCGCACCCCGGCCTCGTCGAGCCGCTTCATGGATGTCTTCACCCCGCTGAACTTGCTGGCTGTGTTCTTGGGGTTGACATCGCCCTTCGGCTCCGGGAGCTCCAGCAGCTTGCGGCCGCGCGCGGCGCGCTCAGCGTTCTCGGCTTCGATCTTGGCCACGCGGCGGTCGAAGTCCGCCTGGCGGCGCTGGTTGATCGAGGTGAGGCAGAGCTCTAGGGGCGTGTCCAGCGCGACCACGAGCAACGGCAGGCCATCCTCGTGGAGCTTGACCGCGCGGTTGACCTCAGCACTGATGAGCAGGCCCTCGTAGAGCACGTCCATCCCTGCATTGTGCGACTGCCGTACGAGCTCATAGATGTGGTCCTGGTCGGTGATCGTGTCACAGCCTCCGCAGGCGGTCTCGTAGTGGCCAATCACTGCCAGCGGCCGCCCACCGGCCGGGTGCTGGTAGATGTAGCCGATGGGCCGCTTGCGGTCCTTCACCTTGACAGCCGACTTGCCCCTGTAGAGCTCCATCACCTTGCGGGTGAGCGTGGTCTTGCCAGAGCCGCTCGTGCCCCTGATGTTGACGATCATGGCTGCAGCCCCAAGGTCTGGGCAATGCCTGCCCACTGCTTCGGGAAGTGGCGGATGCCGCTGTTCCAGAGCGGCCGAACGGTGATGGCGTTGCCGCGCACCCGCGTCCACGCCTCGTCATCCGCCTTGGCAGCAGGCCGCCACCCTTCGATGAAGTCGCCCTCCTGGGCAACCTTGACCGACCCCAAGCCCAGGCGCTCGAAGTTGGCCTTCCACCGCTCATACTTGTCCGGCATGGACAGGCTCTTGCGGCCCATGACCGGCTGCTTGATGATCGAGCTCCCCGCGTACCAGTAGGGCGTGTCGGGCACCGGGTAGGCGTAGGCCATGATGAAGCGGCCTTCCCGGAAGTAGAAGGCCGGGCGCATCTCCCGGCCGTCGCGCTGGTAGAGCGAACGATCGTAGTCGAGCGTGACCAGCCGGGTCCAGCCCCAATACACGTGACCTAGGCGGCGGCCCCAGCCGTGTGCCTGGATGTACCAGTCCACGTCGTCCATCTTGGGGGCGAAGGCCGCCTGGACCTCACCCTCAGCGAAGAGCTCGCGGGTGGCCGGGACGAGCTTCTGGGCATTGAGGTGAAAGGCGCTGGGTCCAGCGAGCCACAGGCCGCTCTCCAGCTGCTCACGAGCGTACTTGCCGCCGTGCGGGGGTGCCTTGGTGGAGTACACGAAGCGCGCCTCTTCGGTAGCGCCCTCGAACAGGTCCTGCTCGTGCCACTGAGCCCACACCTCCCGGCATGCCTCGTCAGGGCCGAATTTCTCCGAGCCTGACGGGTAGATGGCCCCGGTGGAGGCCTGCCAGGCGACACGGGGGTCACGGCTATCGTGCCAGGTGAAGTCGACCTCGTTGCGCCAGAGCAGGCGCGCCAACATCGAGCCGGTTAGCCCCATACCTTCGATATGGACCTTCATCAATTGCTTCCCTTCGGCATGGCGTGGAGCATGCCCCGCGCCGTTTCGCTGGCCTCGCTCCAGCCGCTCAGGCCGTGCCTGATCTCGTCGATGTCGTTGAACAACGGGTAGTGGCCGTTGCGGTGGCTCTTCCACTTGCAGAGGATCGTCTCGATCTCCTGCAGGCCGACCGGCCGCTCGTGCCGGGGCGGCGCGGTGAAGTCGCGGAAGTGCTCGCTCAAGTGGTTAACTACGTTCTCGATGATCTGCACCTTGACCGTGTCGCTCTTGGGCTGGGCGTCGTCGGGTAGCTTCGAGTGCTGCCGCCACAGGGTCAGCGCAGCCTTCACCGGGTCGTCGAACATGAAGACAGCAGCCTGGTCGAAGTCCACCGGCACAATGCCCAGGCGATCGAGCATGTCGCAGACCTTGAAGCTGATCCAGGGCCCGAACAGGGGGAGCTCCTTGGCGCGGCCTGCCACCGTGGCGTAGGGCAGCGAGCCCTCGCCAGCGGCGATCTCTTCGACCATCTGGTGCGGCTCGTCCATGAAGCGTCCCCAGAGCTTGGTGACCGCCTTGACCGAAGCCTCACCCCGGAAGTGCCGCCGCTCGCTGCCCCTGGGCCACCGACCACCGTCGGGGGCTGTCGTCTCGTTCTTGGCGGCGATCGACATCCGCTGCCAGAATTCCTTGCCGTTGGCTTCGCTGATATAGGAGGCCGCGCCGCAATGGTAGAAGCACCAGTATGCAATGAGCCAGCGCGCTCGCTGGTCTGCGTCCTGCCACTCCATTTTGTCGAGGGCGATGTACACGGGGTCCAGGTCCCCGGTCTCAAGAAGGTGCGCCCCGAACTTGTAAATGTCGAGGCGCTCGTAGTTACGTCCTGCCATGTGCACTCCCTTTCTGCTCCCGACCGTCGCTTGGCCGGGAGCAGAAGGCAATCGGTTTACTTGTGGATGGTGATGCGGCCGTCCGCGTCCTGCTTCATGCCGTAGCCGACATAGTAGTGCACCAGGCGGATGCCCTCGTAGGTGGTCTTCTTGGCGGTTTCCTCGTCCATACCCTTCTTCGAGCCCCAGGTCGCGGCCATGGCCTCGTCGAAGGTGGCTCCCTTGCCGGTCGAGAAGAGCTCGACGAGCTTGGCGCGGAAGGTGCCGGGGCGGACCGACTTGATCTCGTCACCGGCCGGGAACACGAAGCGCATGCCGCGCGGCTTGCGGGCCTTGGGCTGGGTGGCCTTGCGGTCGGCCGCCTCGTCCTTGATCTGCTTCTTGTCCGCGTCGGTGAGCTCAACCTTGCCCTTATCGGCAGTGCCCAGGCTTTCGTCGCCAGCAGCGTCATAGGCCTGCAGAGCTTCCCAGGTGCGCTTGATGCCGGTCGCGCTGTCGCTGAACCGGGTGGTGCGCACCTCTTCGCCGAGATTGGACTTGATCAGCCGATAGAGCTCGACGAGCTCCGAGCCGGTCATCTGGTCGAGGTACTTGTCCGCGTTGTTCTCCGCAGCGGTGCGGGTCTGAGCGTAGGTGGTGGTGCCGAACTTGATCACGTGTCATCTCCTTTTCTAGAACACTGAGACCCCTATCTCTCACGCTGCGACAGAAGACAACCCCCTATCTTGCCTTTTGCTCATTTTCTGAGACCGACCCTTCGCCGGACCCCGCTGGAGGTTCACTGCCTTGGGTACGAGCTCAGTGCAGTCGACGCAGAGGGTGCCATGGTCGCAACCGTGGTCCAAGTGCTTCCCCTCAGGGACGCGAAGGTCCGGTATCTTGCCAGCCAGGAACGCGGCGAAGATGTGGGCGCGCACCGTGTTGTGCTCACTGTCGACCCAGAAGCTCCCGTAGGGACCGGAGTACGGCCGCTGACCACCCCGGCTCTGGGCTCCGGTCCACACCCGGCACCCGTCGGCCTTCACGTCAAGGTACTGGAGGAACCGCGCCTCCAGCTGCATCAAATAGCAAGGGGTGAGCTCCGCCATCCCAGGTCTCCTTTTCTCATACCTCGATCACCTTCACACCAGCCTTCCGGGCGCGCCGCACCATATCCGCCGTCCCGCGCCCACCGGGGAAAGCGACCACGAGGTCAGGCTTACCCCGACTGAGCATCTCTTGATTGCGCCTGGGCCCAGCAGACAGGCCGAACTTGGCCCAATCGGCCGGGTAGGGCTCCAGCGCGATCCCCCGCTTGAGGCCCCAGGCCTCGCCAAGCTGGTCGGCTCCCCGCGCCGCGCCATGGATGATCGTGGTGATGGGCTGGTCTGCGCCGACTTGCTGCAGGACACGGTCGACATGCGCCGCATCCCGGTAGTCCCGGCCGCCACAGACCAGCACCTTCACGCGGCTACGCTCATGCTGTGCTCGGCCACGTAGGCCTTGAGCTCGCTGTAGCCGCCCACCAAGGTGCCGTTGTGGTACACCTGGGGAAAGGTCCGGTGTCCCTGGGCCTTGAACGCGGCGATGTCGTCGTCCGACACGTGCTCCTGGACGATGGGGGTGAAGCCCAGGGAGGCGAGCAGGTTCTTGGCGTCGACGCAATGGGGACAGCCGGGCTTGCTGAGCAGCTGCCACTCCGACGGCAGGGCCCCTGCATCCTCGAACATCGAGAAGGCGTCGTCCCAGCTGCCGACCACTGAGGCCTTGGCGTAGTCGGTGGCCTTGTTCTCGAAGAAGTTGGTGTGCTCCTTGCCGCTGACCAGCACGTCGACCCACGGCAGCGGGTTGTCGCCGATGTTGTAGAGCGGCTCCAGGTTCAGCTGCATCAGACGGCGGTCGGCGATGTAGCGGATGTAGGCCTTGACCTCGTCGGGAGCGAGCCCCCGGATGTCGGCCTCACCGTAGGCCAAGTCGATGAAGCGGTCTTCCATCTGGACCATCCGGTCGCAGTCCTGGTAGATGCGCTGCTTGAGCTCGGTCGTCCAGAGCTCCGGGTGCTCGTCCAGCAGGGCGTGGAACACCTTGGTCATAGAGGCCACGTGGTGGCTCTCGTCGCGGATCGACCAGCTGACCACCTGACCCATGCCCTTCATCCGGCCGAAGCGGGTGAAGTTGAGCAGGATGACGAAGCTGGCGAACAGCTGGAGCCCTTCGCCGAAGGCGCTGAACACCGCGATGTCGCGCGCCAGGCCGTCGAGCCCTTCGCTCGTCTCGCACATCATCTCATGCTTCTGGCGCATGGCGTCGTAGTCCATGAACGCCGCGTACTCGGTCTCTGGCATGCCGATCTCGTCGATCAGCGTCGAGTAGGCCTGGATGTGCACCGCTTCACGCGCGGCGATGGAGCTCATCATCATCCTGAGCTCGACCGGCTTGAAGAGCGGGATGTAGCGGTCAAGGTAACACTCGGCCACGTCCACGTCCGCTTGAGTGAAGAAGCGGAACACCTGGGTGAGAAGGTTGCGCTCGTCGTCGGTCAGCTTGGTCTTCCAGTCCTGCACGTCAGCATTGAGAGGCACCTCGCGCACCAGCCAGTGCATCTGCTCGCTTTCGACGAATGCCTGATAGGCCCAGGGGTACCAGAAGGGCTTGTATGCGAGACGCTTGGTGAACAGGGATGGGGTTTGCATAGGTCAGGCCTCACATGCTACGCAGTCGCTCTCGCCAGGCGCTGGTGCGCTGGAGGGGCGGCTGAGGTTGGTGCCCACAGCCTCGGTCCGCCGGACACTGCTGGAGCGAAGGTAGTAGAGGGCTTTAAGGCCGCCCTCCCAGGCGCGGAAGTGGAGCCGGTTGAGCTCGGCCGGGCTGACGTTGGGCGGCAGCGCCATGTTGAAGCTCTGCCCCTGGCAGATGAAGGGTTGGCGGTCGATGGCCTGCTCCATGATGGCCATCTGGTCGTGCTCGACGTGCGTACGGAACACCCGCTTCTGCTCCGGGGTCAGCCAGTCTAGGTGCTGGACCGAACCGTCGTGGGTGAGAATGCTCGACCACACCCCCGGCTTGTCGCGGCCCATGTCGCGCAACAGCGCCTGCAGCGCCGGGTTGCGCACCTCCTGGGTGCCACTGAGCGTCTTCTGGGCAAAAGCGTTGGCAGCCATTGGCTCGGTCGACGGGGAGACCCCGCCACAGATGAGCGAGCTCGTGGCGTTGGGAGCGATGGCCATGCGGTGAGCATGGCGCAGGCCGGTACCGGCCATGTCCGGCGCTTCACCGCGTTCGGCTCCGAGCCGTAGCGAAGCCTTCTTGGCGAGCGCGCTGATCGTGCCGTACAGGCTGACGTTGAGGCGCTTGGCCTCAGGGTCTTCCATGGTGAGACCGCGCTGCTGGAGGAAGGTGTGCCAGCCGAGCGAGCCCAGCCCGATCGACCGCTCCCTCTGGGCCGAATTGACCGCGCGCCACATGCCTTCCGGGGCCTGCTCAATGAACACGTCCAGCGTGTTGTCGAGCATGGTGATCAGGTCGTCGATGAACTGCTCTGCCACCGGGGCCCACTCGTCGTACTTCGCCATGTTGAGCGAGCTCAGGCAGCACACGGCCGTGCGGTCGGCGGCGGTCGGCAGCATCACCTCGGTGCAGAGGTTGGAGTGATGGACCCGCAAGCCCAGGGAGCGAAGGGGCTCCGGGAGCGCGCGGTTGGCTGTGTCGGAGAAGAACAGGTAGGGCTCGCCGGTCTGCACCCGCTTGAGCAGCAGGCGGCTCCACAGGTCGCGCGCCTTGACCGTGGCTTTGGTGATCCCGCTGTTGGGGTCGACCAGGTTCCAGTCCTTGTCATGCTTCACCGCCAGCATGAAGTCGTCGCTGATGCAGACCCCGTGGTGGGTGTTCTCGTTCTTGCGGTGCACGTCGCCCCCGGTCGGGGTGCGCATCTCGATGAACTCGACAATTTCCGGGTGGCTGATGTCGATGTACACGGCTCCAGCGCCGCGCCGGGTGCGGCCCTGGTGGTAGGCCAACAGCTGGCTGTCCATCACGTGCAGGAAGGGCATGAGGCCGGGGGTCTCAACGCCCTTGGAGGTCTTCTCGCCTACCGAGCGGATGTGGCCCCAATAGGTGCCGATCCCGCCGCCGTTGGTGGAGAGGTAGGCGTTCTCGGTGAAGTTGGCCGCCAGGCCGGTGATGCTGTCATCGACGTAGTTGAGGAAGCAGCTGATGGGGAGGCCGTTCGGGGTGCCGCCGTTCGAGATGAGCGGGGTGGCGTAGCTGAACCAGAGCTTGGACGAATAGTCATATAGCCGCTGAGCGAGCTCCGGGTCGCCACCGCTGAACGCGGCGCTGGCGCGGGCGAACACGTCTTGAGGGCCTTCACCGGCCTGGCAGTATCGCTCCTCCAGCGTGATGCGTCCCAATGGAGTGAGCAATTCATCCCGACCGTAATCAACCCTCATGGTACTCGTCCCTTTCTCCGTCGCTGGCGGCAAGGCTTCCACCATGCCTCGGCTGAGGCATGTTGCCAATGGTGTCCTCCAGCAATTTTGTCGCTAACTTGAGTTGCTCGACTACCTCGACTAGGGAGGCACGATTTGCACGCTTCCGTACGAGCGCCATACACACCGGACCTGCCCCACCTTGCAGGATGATCCGGTGGATGCGGCCAAGGCGATCCTCCAGGTCACTCTTGGAGGTCGCCGACGACATCGACCTCCACCTGGTCACAGGTCAGGGTCACCCGGTTCAGGTCCCCCGCCTCGATCACAATCTTGACCACCTTGAGCTCGGCCGTGATGTCCTTGCCCTCGTCGTCCAGGATGCGGGTGTCCATGCTAAAGCCGGTAGTGTTGACAACCTTCATTCGAGCCTTCCTACATCTTGATCACGGTGAGCTCTTCGGCCGCGCGCGTGATGCCAGTGTAGAGCCAGCGGTTGCGGTCCTGCCGGAAGCACCATGCCTCGTCGAACAGCATGACGTTGTCCCACTGCGAGCCCTGGGCCTTGTGGACCGTCATGGCATAGCCGTAGTCGAACTCTTCGGCCTCCTTGCGCTCCCACCAGGGCAAGGCCTCGTCGCGGCCCTCGAAGTAGTGCGTGTGGGCCTCTACCTCCAGCAGAGTGCCGGGGTTGCCCTCCAGGTCGCTCTCGGCCTCCACCGTCATATACACGCGGTCTTCGGTGATGGCCCCGACCCCCTCCACGTACCAGAGCGCGCCGTTGAGCAGGCCCTTCTCGTGATTGTTGCGCAGGCAGACCAGCTTGTCCCCGACCACCGGGTAGTCGTTGCTGGCGATGGCCTTCAATTGCCGCATGCGGCGGTTGCTGGAGTGACGGGTCTTGTTCCGGCCGACCAGCAGCTGGTCAGCCTGCATCGCCTGCTCTGGGCTTAGGTTCCGCTGCTCGATCACCTGGCAGTTGCCGTAGGAGCCCAGGGAGAGGGTGTTGCCCTCCCGCACCTGGGTAGCCATCGCGATGATGGGGCTTTCGGCCGCCTGGCGGTGGATTTCAGTGAGCATCACGTCGGGCTCCACGCCTTCGGTGAAGAAGCCGCCACCACCGACCGGGGGCAGCTGCGCCGGGTCTCCCAGCACGAGTATCTTGGTGCCGAAGCTCAACAGGTCTTCGCCCATCCGGCCGTCGACCATGGAGCACTCGTCGATCACCACCAGGTCCACGTCCCTGACCGGGCTCTCGTCGTTGAGGGTGAAGCTGGGGCGGCTCAGCGCCTTGCGCTCGCGCTCGACCTGTTCACGCAGGTCCCTGACGCGGCGATTGTCGTTGTAGAGCTTAGTCAGCTGGTCGGGGGCAAGCCCAGGGTTGTCCTGCCGAAGCTCGATGAGCAGCGCCGCCAGCATCGCCTCGATCTCCTTGAGGCGCGCCTTCCCCTTCTCCTTGGTGTGGTAGATCATGGAGTGGATGGTGCTGGCGTTGGGGCAGCCCTTTTGGCGCAGCACGTAGGCGGCCTTGCCAGTGTAGGCACCGAACAGCACGTCATCGACGCCTTCGGTGAAGTGCTTGGCGAGCGTCGTCTTGCCGGTCCCCGCGTAGCCGAACAGGCGGAACACCTGGCGACTAGGGTCTCGGCAGAATTCGTCTACAGCCTTGAGAGCAGCATCTTGTTGTGGTGACCAGGTCGGCACGGGAGCTCCGGTTTCTAGAGCGTGAAAGGGGTGTCAGGGGAGACCGGGGGCGTTGGCCTCCCCTGACGACGGTGCAGCGGCAACAGGGGGAAACCGCCGCCCCGATCAGCTTAGAACGGCGGGTCTTCGCTCGACCCGTTGCCACCGTCGCCGGTGCTGTTCTGGGTCTCGAAGGCCGCACGAGCCATGCCGGACGTGACCATCTCGCGGAAGCTCTTGGCTTCTTCGAGCAGCGCCGCCTCGTTCTGCGGATTGATCAGGCTCTCCACCCACGAGCCCTTGAGCGGCTCGATCTTGAAGTTGAAGAACGAGCCCTTCTCGTTCTTCTGCTTGACCGTCCGGAGCACGGCGCGGTTGGCGAACATCGGCGGCCGACCCTTGAGGGTGTACATCGACGTGAGGAAGTCACGGTACGGCTTGATCTTGGTCGAGGTGAACGAGACCACGGCAAAGCCGGTAGTCGTCTCGCCGCTCTCGTCCATGAGCAGGCCGTAGATGTAGTGGGTCTCGATGAGCTCGTTGCCGTTGTCCAGCATGAGCTTGCCGATGCGGCTGCCACCGTTGGCTTCGATGGCCTTCTTGACCACCTCGCCATTGGGGTCGTGCAGGCCGACGAAGCCGCCGCCCTTGTCGCGCGGCACCCATTCGACGTAGGCCGTCTCCTTGTGCACCGGCAGGAACGGCTGACCGGCCGCCTGCTTGGCGCTGTCGGCTTCGATGATGTCGCCAGTTACGGTGTTGACCAGCTGACCGGGCTTGTACCGCTCGCTGTCCTCTTCGACCTGGGGCGAATTGGACTGCAGGATCGAGATGAACGGAATGCTGAGGTCAGCACCGCTCGTGCCCTCGAAGCCTGCACCGGCCTCTTCACCGTAGTCGTATGCGGCAACCGCGCCACCCTTAGGGGTGTTGGCGACTGCCTTGCTCTGTCCGGCCATAATGGCCCTCCTTTCAATCGCTGGGGACACTTTTGGGGCCTCCCGAGCATCGGCCCTTCCCCTGCCGGGGCGCTCACCACTAACCAGGTGACGGTATCTCGTTACTCAGGGTCCTTGAAGTCGATCTTGCTGGACCGCTGGCGGTACACCCCGAACGTGTCGAGCGGGATGTCAACACCCTCCTGCAGCTGTTCGGTGACGAAGCTGGCGAGGGTGGAGGGGTGGACGCCCTGCTTGAGAGCGTACTTGAGCTTCTTCTTGCGCTTGTTGAGGTCGGCCTCGAATTTCTTGGCCCATGCCTCGTCGCCCTTGCCAAACTCGATCTTGAATTCGCGCTTGACGAGCTTGCCATGGCCGTGCTCTTCGAGCCAGGCGAATGCCTTGTCGGCAGTGGCGGTGGGGATGGAGCCCCTGATCTTCTCGACGATCTTCACCTTGATGCCGTCGCGCGTGGTGCACTCCTTGACCTCTGCCTCATCCATGAGGGCAGGCAGCTGGTGCTCGCTGATGTCGCGAAGGCGCTCCTGGGCCTTCTTGAGAGCTTCCTCGCACCGGGCGACCTCAGCTTCGGCCTCCTTCTGGTCGAGGGCTAGGCCGCTGATACGAGCCAGGACGTTGTCGCCGGGCCCATCCTTGAAGTCGCTGTAGTCGTGCATGAGGTTCTCCGTTTCTGAGGGTGGTTAGGGCCCGCTCCGCACTGGTCGAAGCGGGCCCCTGGGTTCGGCTACCCACCTGCAGCCATGTTGTCTACGCCGCCTCGTCTTGGCAATCAGCAAAGACGCCCTGGGCCTTTACCGGGATGTACGTGTGCTTCGCACCGGACCACTGCAGCATGTTGACACAGCCGTCATTGAAGTCGGCCGCAATGGCGGTAGCCAAGCCCAGGAGCACGGGGTTGCCGACCAGCAGCAGGTGGTCGTCATCACCAAAGTCCTTGAGCCGCTCCTGGAGCTCCTTGAGCACCGGAGCCAGGTTGAAGGGACTGGCATTCGAGCCCAGGAGGAACACGAGCTCCCCGTGCTCGGCAGCCGGGGTGAAGTCGAACTTGGGCTTGAGTTGGCCGTCCTTGGGGTCCACCCACTTGGTGTCCTGAACGATATAGACCTTGCTCATAGCCATTCCCTAAGCGTGTCGCCCGTGATCTGGGCAGCAATGTCGAACTTGCGCCGAAGCGACTTGATGATGTGGCGAGCCACGGTCTGGCGGCCGCCTGGCAGCTGCCCCTCGAAGTCAATATAGTTGACCGGGTGCTCCTGGCCAATACGGTGCGCGCGGTCTTCGCTCTGCAGCCGCTCGATCAGCTTGAAGCTGTTGGTAGCGTACATGACCGTGCGCGCCTGGACCAGGGTGAGGCCGGTGCCGCCCTTCTGAGCGTTGGCCACGAAGAACTGCGCATCCCCGCCCTGGAAGGCGAGCTTGGACCGCTCGCAAGCGTCGTCGTCCATCGTACCATCGTACCGCACAGCCGACTTGCCGAGCCGGTCCATGATCTGGTCGATGTCCTTGGTGAACCGGCTCCAGATGATGGCCGGGTGAGACAGGCCCTCAGCCACCTCTTCGACCTGGTCCATCAGCGGATTGCGGTTGCCGAGCAGGCGCACCGGCTCTTCATCGTCGTCGGTGTAGGCGTAGCCGCTGATGATCTGCTGCAGGCGCAGGAGCCTGACGATTGCCAGGTTGCCGTCGATCATCGCGCCGTCTTCGAGCTCGGCTTCATACTCGTCACGAAGCTGCTCGTAGAGGGAGGCCTGCTGGCCTTCGAGCTCGAAGTACCGGGTGCTGTAGAGCTTGGACGGCAGGTCCAGCACCTCGTCCTTGGTGACCCGGCTGCTGACGCTCTGCAGGATGGTCTTGAGCTCGTCGAGGTTCTTGTACTCGATCAGCTTGTCAAAGCCAGGGTCATAGCCGAGCTCTTTCTCGCACTCAGCGCGGGTAAACCAGTCGCCGAAGTGGAACTTGAACGTCCGGAAGCTGTCGAGCTCGTGACGCTTCCAGATGTCCTCGTCCAGGAACTTGAGTTGGCTGTAGAGGTCGAAGGGGCCGACCGCCACCGGAGTGCCAGTGAGCAGGCGGCGGTAGGGGGCGTACTTGCCACTGGCGACCAGCGCCTTGGTGCGCTTGGCCTTGGGGGTCTTGATGTTGTGACCCTCGTCCATGACGTAGAGGCAGCGCCGCTGGCGCAGGAATTTCCACAGGTACTTCTTGGCGATCTCGGTCACCGCGCCGTCGTAGGAGAGCAGTAGCCAGGCGAGCCCCTTGTGCTTGAGCAGCGCCTCACGGTCCTTGGTGACCCCGACGTTCCGGGCCTTCTGACTGTTCCACACGTGCGCTCGCGACACGCGCGCCACGCGGTCAGGGAGGTGCACCGGGAGCTCGTCGCTGAGCCAGTTGCGGTGGACCCCGCTGGGCGCGACCACAATCACTGCGTCGATCTCGCCTTTCTCGTAGAGGTAGGCGGCCGTGTCGATGGTGGGCTTGGTCTTGCCACAGCCCTGCTCCCACAGGATGCCGTAGGAGGCCATGTCCTTGCTGAGCTCGAAGGTCTCGGCCTGGTGCTTGAACGGGGTGGATTTGAACTCGTAGGACACGCGGTGCTCCTTTTCTATGCAGGCGACGATGCGCTGGCCTGGGCCCCGAACGCAATCAGGTCCGGTGCTCGACTGGCTGGACCTAAGCCCAGGGAGGTGGTGGAAGTCGAGCGAGGAAAAACCGTGGCAGCCGTAGGGCTATATCTACTTACTCTACTTACTCTACTAAGAAGAAGAGTAGAGTAACTAGGGAGCCCTTGGCGACCCTTGGGCTGTTTCCCTAGCGAACCGGAAACCAGTCGAGCAGGTCGGCAAGTCGAGCGCGGCACACCTAAGCCCTTGGGCTTGTAGGCAAATACCGCGCTCGACCTATGCGCTTAACCTGAGGGCGGCTCGACCTGTTGCCCCGGCTGCTGGAGCTTGGCCTGGGGAGCCAGGCGCAGGTAGCTGACCAGCATGAAGGCGAAGAAGCCCGCAAACGGTGCGAGCAGCAGGTTCCAGGGGTCCGGCAGCTTGCCGACCAGAGCATGTACGATCTGGCCATTGTCGGCGATGATGTAGCTGATGGCGAACGAGACCGCCAGGTTCAGCTGCTGAGACCAGAGCTTGAGGCTCGACATCAGCGGCATGAGAGCCTTCGGTCGCAGATGGACGTAGAGCGCGACGGCAGCGGCCGCCAGTGCGAGTGCGATGATAATCCAGAGCATTGGCACCTCCTATGCCAGTTGGTAGTGCGGGCCGTCGATGAAGGCGGTGCGGCCCAGAGCGCGACGGCGGTCGACGTAACCGTTGACCGCTGCCTTCATCGCGGCTTCGGAGCCGCCGTACTCGTCCATGCGCTTGTCCCAGACGCCACCCCAGAGCAGCTTCACGTCAAGGGCCTGGGCCGCGTCGTCGACCGCGTGAGCGATCTTGTAGATGGGCGGCCATTCCCAGCGCGGCTGACCGTTGATCCATGGCACCAGGTCGACCGCATGGCCGAAGCCGTCAGGCTGCTTGAGGTGCTTGCTGTTGAGGGTCTTGGACGCGCCCCGGCGCACGTACTCTTTCTGCGTGGCGAGGGTGCGCAGCCCTTCCTGGACGGTGAAGTCCTGCTCGGTGAGCTCGATGGCTCGCTTCACGACGCGCACGAGGTCAGGGTGGACGCCTTCGAGGTTCTTGAGGCTCCGGGAGCCGAGTACGTAGGCCATTGTGCTATCCTTTCACGAGGGCCCGGAAGCCCAGCCAGATGGCGGCTAGGATGCCAGACAGGAATACGGTCAGGGTGGTGAGCATCGCCTTGCTCTTGACGCTCTCCATGCTCTTTCGCCATTCTCGCAGGTGCTGCATGTCTTTCTGCATCTCCAGCGGGTCAAGCGTGGAGATGCCCAGCTGAATGAGCGTTTGTCGTACGCTCTCAGCAACGATGCGTTCTAGCTCGTCGCGGGTCTCCGGGTCGATAGCCATAGAACTCACCTCGGCCAGGAGGTCACGAGCCCTGCTTGGCGACGCGAACACTCTGCGCCCCACTGGTAGAGCGCCTGGAAGTTGGCGAGCGCCTGAGCGGCCGTCATCGTGCCGTCTTCGCTCTGCAGGAGCACAGGCGGGTTGCCGCATAGCTCAGCCAACCTGGGGTCAGGGTCAGGGATTGGAGCCGGGGCTGCCGGGGGAGGTGGTGGCAGCGGCTCGGGCCTGTTGGAGGATGCGCACCCCGTCAGCGTCAAGGCAGACAGCAGTGCCAGCAGGGGTACTCGCATAACGCTCGATCTCCTCAGTGGTCTGTTGCACCAAGGCCTGCCGAGCAGAGATGTCTGCAAGGTAGCCCTCGACGGCGGTGTTGTTAGCCTTCATCTGCTCCGCAAGCCGGTCAATGGCCTGGGCCGCTTCCGTGTTCCGCGTCTGCAGCCATGCCGCGTTGGCCTGCTGCTGACCGGACTTGTAGGCGTCGTCATAAATCTCTTGACGCCAGTCCTTGACCGAGTTGATCCCCTGGACGATCAGGTATGCTAGGGCAACGGCTAGAACACCGACCCCGATCCAGCGCCAGGGCAATCCTTTGAAGAAAGCGAGAGCGGGCATTGATGCACCTCCGATGGGGTCGAGAGATGCCCCAGCCGGGCTGCGAGAGCAACCGTTTGATCTCTTGGCGGTTCCCCTTAGACCGTGGTCGGCAGCTTGCCGGTCGGGGCCGTGAAGCCAGCCGTGTAGCGCGCCAGGCCCTTGGTGACCCGGAGCTCGGTGATGTAGCCCTGGAGCTCATTGTCAACCGACGACGAGCTTGCAGAGCGGATGGCACCAATCCAGAAATTCGAGCTCCCGGCCTCGTAAACCGTGTTCGCCTGATTGTCGGTGGAACCGCTTTGGGTGCCGTCGACGAAGTGGCGATGGTCATCACCTTCACGGGTGATTGCGAGGTGGTAGAAGGTGCTAAGGGTCGGCAGGTACGTTCCCGAAACCACCTGAGCATTGGCGGTCGAGCCATTGGTCCACGTTGCCCAGACAAGCTCATCAGGACCTGTCGTCTGCCAGGCCCAGTAGAAGCACCGGGTGGAGGCATTGGCGTTGTACCGGCTGAAGATCGACCGGGTGGTGGTGAGTGCCTCGAACCGCACGTGAGCTTCGAGCGTGAAGTCATCATTTGCGAAGTGCAGGTACTGGTTATCGGGAATTTGATAGATGTCGTCTGCGCCGTCAAGGTTGATCGAGCCGTCGCAGTCACCCGGTTTCACAGCAGTGGTGCCTGCAGCGTTGCTGTTCGGGATCATGTGCCAGTCGAATGGGCTGGCGTCGTAAACCTTGCCGGTTGCGTCGACGCGGGCCAGCAGCATGACCTTGTCAAAGTCAGGGTCATCCAAGACCGTGTCGTCTTGTGTGACCGAGAGCGGCACGGTTGGCACGGTGTAAGTCGACGAAACCGCCCCGGCATAACGGCAGGCGCGGGTGAAGCGAGCCGCCAGAAAGCGGCCGTCGAAGCACGCAGAGCCAAGCAGGCTGTCCGACTGGTAGTGGCCGCCGATAACAAGGTATGAACCACTTGTGGCGCGGTACCATGCACCCGTGTAGGCTTGAACAGCGACGCATGTTCCATCAATGAACAAACGAAGATCAGCACCATCCCATGACCACGCAAGGTCATATTCAGTGCCATCTGTAGCTGGCGTCCATGTGTAACTAATGGTCGTTGATGGAGAACCTGTACCAGCGGAGTATACCGAAAGACGGAGTTGTGTTCCCGTGTATGTGAATAGCCAGCTACGATTATCTGCAGCATCTGCGTTATACAGGCTAGCAAGGCTCTCGGCTCCGGTACCATCGAACTCGACCCCGAACATTTCAAAGGTCGCAGCATTTGCTGGTGCCCAGATGGGGTCGTTAGCTACACCAATGCGCAAGGCGTCGTTGACACCATCAAGCTCGAACTTACCACTGGTTACTTGAGCTCCATTCAGGTAGGTAATCGCATGTGCGTGGCGGCTCTGATCATTGGCGTAAGTCGTGCCATCGGGGAAGCCGCTGGCGTCTACCAGCATGTGGGTCCAGAGGAAGTACTCATCGACCTCAGGCGCGCCGTAGATGAACGAATGCGAGGGGGCCTGCCAGGAGTACAAGCTGTCCCGCTTCGAGTGCACCTCCACCTTCACGGTGTCCCCGGCCGCCACCGGGGTCCAGGTCGTGCTCGTGCCTGCGATGTCGTCCTCAGTGTGAACGAGCACGTCGTTGATGTAGCCTTGCAGCCGGTACGCTTGCCCCGCCTCTGGGCCAATGTCTCCATCGAAGTGGTCAGCGAGCGAGCCAGAAGTCTGCTGAGTGCGAGAGCGGTGAGCCCAGGCGATGGTGAGCTCTCCGGAGTAAGTGTTGTCGAAGTAGCTCTCGCCATTGATCGTCAAGTTGCCAGGCGGGTAGGGCAGGAAGGCCCGGCCGATCATGGTGAGCTCAAGCTCATTCGCCTCAGCGAGCGAAACCTGACCAGCCCCAGAGATGGGGGTGATCTTGCCGTCGATCGTCTCACTGGAAATATATTCGGTGGGGTCGATCCCAGCGTAAAGGTCCCAGAAGAACACCCGCGCCCCAGTCAGGTGCGCCTCAGGCACCGTGTCGAGGCAGCCCCGACCGATCGTGACCGCACCAGTCGTGGCGTCAATGGCGTCGACCCGGATGAGCTCGTCGCCTATCTGACCGTGTGAGCCAATGGGTACAAGGTCCAGGTCGTTGGCGTTCTCCAGCACGATGGCTGTATCCAGCTTGTCAATATCTGCGTCGATTGTGCCGCTCGGAGCGAAGTCGAAGTTACCCACGCTCTCGTAGCCAGCACCGGCATTAGTCCACAACAGCGCATTGATGGCCGAGCCCGGCCGTGCGGCTGCAGCGCCCAGGAAGGCGATGTCGTTGTTGGACGTGATCATGCTATCGGCGTCGGTCTGCCCCTGGGCCTGCACCAATTCGTAGTAAGGCACCTCGAACAGGAGCTCAGCACCGCTCTCCAGCGCCGTCGGGGGAGTGGAGGGGTCGGTCCAGCCGCCGCCTGGGTTGCCCACCACCTGGCCAATGTTGGCCGGGGTAGCGAACACATCTTCGACGCAGGTCAAGCGCACCTGGTTGCTCTTGCCGTCGCCCAGAGCGAAGCCGATCACCCGCATGATCTTGTTCGAGATGTTCCACTTGCCCCAGGAGAGCTTGAACACATCGCCAATGTCCAAGTCGCGCGCGTCTTCACCAGCGAAGACGGTGCAGCTGAGGAAGGGCGAAGACAGGGCACGAAGGTCTCGAGAAGCAGCCGTAGCCGCGATCGTGAGATTGGAGAAGCCTGGGTACTGGATGGTGGTGTTGATTACCGCGCCCTGCTGCTGGACGCCAGCCGGGTCCTGCACCGTGACGCTGTCATCCTTGCCGGTGAGCCCGTTCCAGAACTGCACCGTGACGGAATTCACGAGCTCGCCAAAGGCCGAACGAGAGGGGTTGGAGACGTTGTCGACGTTGCTCTCGTTGAGCTCGATCAGCGAGCCCTCGTCGTAGCCGCCCCGGATCAGCTTGAGCACGAATTTGCC